GAAAGCGTTAAATCCGGCGCGAGATCCCAGATGGCCACTGGTGCGCGGAAGCCACGCCGCAAGAAAGCGGCAGCCGAACTCAAAGAAGCTCTGAACGAATTACCCCAACCTTTTGAGATGCAGGCTCTGGAAGATGAAACCGAGCGCGCCATCTTCGCTGATTTGCTGTTAACGGCGGGGATCAACGGGCAATCGCCGCCTCTGGCTGAATGGGGAGTGAAGGTAAACGGCGAACCTATCAAACCTTCGCACGAGGTGTTGATGAGTATGCCGACAACAGCCGTGCGCGCTCTGTGGCTTCATTGCCGGAGGACGGCAGACACCGTAAAAAAGCAGATGACCCGTCCGACAAGTCCCAGCCCGATGACGGGCGCGACTATCGGCGCTGGCTCGTCAACCAGTACAAGCAAAAATACTTCAACGCCAGAAAGCCCGGCTTTGTAAGCAAGCACAAAATTGCGAAGGCGCTCGGGGTGTCCGTCCCATCCCTGAAAGGAACTGCCACGCATTATCTGGACGAGGCGTACACGATCCAACGCGCGGAATTTGAAGCGCGCCGTGAGATCGCCATTGAACTGAAAATACTTCCTCATCAAGTCATCCTGCCGGAATTTTAAGAGGCTTTGAATTTTGGAATTAGGCACACTCATCCAGTATTTCAAAGCTGACCTGTCGGATTTCGATAAAGGTCTCAATCGCGCTGACCAACGCATGGCCTCCACCAAAAGCAGCTTCTCCAAAGTCCTCGACGACATCACCGGCGACATCAGCAGCAAGTTCGGAGTTGGCGGCAAATATGTCAACAACTTCGTCAATGATCTTTCATCCGGCTCTGAAAAAAGCGCACAGGCGGCACAGAAACTCCGCGCCGAACTCAAAGGGCTGGAAGAACAAGCTCTCAGAGTCAGGAACCGTTTTGCGGATTTTAGCCAGGGGTTAAACCTCAGCTTTGGCGGCAAGATTGATACAGGCTTCCTGAAACAATTTCGTGAGGCCGAGAATGAAAGCGCCAAACTCAGTCTCTTAACCCAGCGGTTCGGAAAAGACGCTGCGGCAGCTTTCGCTCCAGTGGAAAAAGCTGCGTTTCAATTCTCCAAGTTAGAACGCGATGGCGGTCGCGCGCTCGAAATGCTCGAAGGTAAGTCAGCTAAATTAACAAAAGAGCTGGCATCAGTTGAGCAGGAAGTCGCGGCTGCGGGTGAGGGATTCGCTGCCTTTGCCGGGCCTGTGGGCGTGGCACTCGCAGTGGTCGCGGGTCTGACTGCCGCAACGGTGGGTCTCGGAGTCGGATTATTTGAGCTTTCAAAAGATACGGCTTCTTTCGGGGCGGGACTTAGTGACCTTTCACAAAAAAGCGGCCTCAGCGTAGAACTTCTTTCAACCTTAAAAGTCGCGGCCGAGCTGTCAGGCTCAAGTATTGAAGGTGCAAACACCGCGCTGGTCCGTTACCTCAAAGCCGTCTCCGATGTTAATCACGGCAATACGGAGCTTGAGAAAAAATTCAAGCAAGTCGGGTTCACAGCCGCTGACCTCAAAAAAGCCTATTCCAGTCCTGACGCTGCCATCCAGCTTCTCATCACGCACATCGGCGATCTTGCAAATTCAGAAGACCGCTTGAATGCCCTGACAAAAATTGGCGTGCGCAATGGTGAAGACCTGAACGGCATCCTCGGTCAGATGGGGAACAACCTGGCTGAGTTTCAGGCGAAGGCTGCGGCCCTTAGCTTGGTGATCACTCCAGAGCAGGCCGCACAAGCCGATAAATTCGATGACTCATTGGTCTTATTGCAACTGCAATTCAAAGCTCTGACCTACACCGTGGGGCGTGAGTTCATGCCGGAATTTCAAACCGACATGAACCTTGTCAGTCAGACGATGACTGAATTGCGCGACCCTGTCAGGACAACAGCCGGCATTGCTCGCCTCGCCTTTGAAAGCATCACGGACAAGATCAAAGAGGCTGTAGCTGAAGTCACCGTTTTCTATAACCTGTTGAAGCAGGCACCAGGCTTCGGGGATGGGTTTGCGTTCCTTGGCGCAGCACTCACACCACCTCCAGCGATCCGCAATGTTGACATTATCGGTCCATTCGGAGGTAAACCAGGCGGAAGCAAATTAGGCGATAAAGAAGATACGTCTAAAGAAACGGCAGCCCAGCGTGCGACTCGACAAGCGTTACAGATCGCGCAGGTTGACCTGCAACAGCACGAACGTATCTATCGGGAGAAGACTGAGGATGAGCAGCGCGCATACCAGGAATCCCAACGCGCATTAAAAGACTATTCGACAAACCGGCTCTCGGCATTAAAAGACCTCCATGAGGCGGAGAAAGCCGTTTTCGCTAAAGAGCGAAATGAAATTGCTTCGAGCAATCTCGAAGCAGGTGAGAAGAAGGTCCGGCTTCGCAACCTCAAAGAAGACGAAGCGGCAGCGGCGAGCAACTACGAGCGAACAGCAACCCAGATTCAGCACGAGGAAGATAAAGCGCGCGAGGAGATGGCGAAGGCACACGCCGCCTCGTTACTTCAAATCGACGCCACTTTTTATGCTGCCCAGGAAGCACAGGATAGAAGCGCTGCCGAGCACAGAATACTGAGCTTTGCCGATGTTGAAAAACGACATTTTGATAATCAGATTAAATTGCTAGGTGAACAGGCTGAGGCTCTTGAGAAAGAGCGCGACAGGGCCGCAGTCGGCTCACCTGGTCGTGCCAAAGCAGAAGACGCTCTCGCGCAAATCAACGAGCAGGAGAAAGCATTACAAGCGGGGCTGGGTGCAGCTCTAGCTAAGGCCCGCGCTGACGACCTCGCCGAAACTCAGAGCTACGCCAACCGGTTGCGCGGCATATACGATCAAATCACCTCCAGCATTAACGAGCGAACGGCGATTGAAATTGGCGCGCTCGATGGTGACACTTTCAGGCGCAAGGAACAGATAGAGAAACAACGCAAGCTGGACCGTGATCTGGAGAATGAACGCTTCGGCGAGGCACTGCGCGGACTGCGGCAGCGCGAAAAAGTTCTTGATGATGAGATCGCTGCGATCAAAGACTTCATGGTTGCGCGCGCGGAAGAATACAAAAAGGGAAACATCAGTCTCGCAGCCCTGAATAAAGAAACCGAAGGCGCGCAAAGAACTATTGATAAACGCTTGGCCGAAAAGAGGGCTCTTGATGCGGAGATTATCGAGCAGGAAAGGACAACACAGGCCAGGCTCAACGACATTGACCGCAGAGCAGCAGAACAGCGTGCGGAACAGGCGCGCCAGATTGCTCAAGAGCTATCCAACACGTTAGCCGATGCGATTGACGCAGGGATCGAGAAGGGTGCGGGAGCCGGGTTTAAGAGCCTGGCGCAAAGCGCGCTCGATACTATCCGCCAGATCGAACGGGAGTTGCTGAACTCAGTAATCGCGGACATCTTCACAGGCAAAAAGCAAGGCAGTAATGCTGGCGGCATTGTCGGCGCGGCAACGAATAAATTGCTTGACCTGTTGGGTCTGGGGACGAAAAAGGGCGCGAAAGACGACCCCAATGCTGTTGCGACCGAACAGAACACAAATGCCACCGACGAGAATACTCAAGCCCTCAAAGCATTGACCGACAGAATCAGTTCATCCGCCTTTTCGGACCAGGAAAGCCCAAGCGACATTTCCACTGCGGTAAATAACGGTACGGCTCGCGTTGTCAGCGGTATCCGTTCACTGCAAAGCGTGATGGAAATGCTGATTCCGCATCAGCAGGGATTTTGGGGTGGGCTACTTAATGCCGTCGTTGGCGGAGCTATCGGTGGCGCAGTCGGGAGTATCGGCGCGGGTGGTGGTAGCGGAGGAACTCCGGCAACAGGTTCGTTTGCTTACGAGCCAGATGCCAATTTCGGCAACATCCCGTTTCTCGGAGCTTTCGGTGCGCGAACACCAGGTCACGCCAATGGCGGCGGTTTTGGTCCTAACGAAGAATTCTGGGTTGGCGAACAGGGTCCAGAAAAGGTGCGCACCGGCGACGCGAGCGGAGTAGTCTTCAGCCATCCCAAGTCAAAGCAGGAATCTGAAGGGCAGAGCGTTAATTTCCATCCCAACTCAATCAACGTTCACGTCAACTTACCCTCTGGCTATAACCCGAACGCTTTCCCGCAAAGAAATAGAAGGATGATTGCTGAGGCTGCTGCTGAAGGCCTCACGGATGCTTTGGAGCATAAGTATGGCCGTTGAATTTCATGAAATGTTGTTGAATGTGGAATATGCTCCCGGTTCGCAGGGTGGACCATCTTTCGCCAATGGTTTGCTTGGTGCTCCATCACGCGTGATTCAGGTGTCATCGAACAGCCTTAAAGATTTGTGGAAGGGCGGGATTGATTTCTCTTTGTTGAGGGACGATCAACTTGAGCGCCTGTACAGCTTCTTTCTCTGTCGCGGGGGCAATCGCTGCGGGTTTCGCCTCCTGCCTCCCAAATTCAACCAAGCTAAAAATAGCCTGCTGGCCGCCACGCTCGTAGATGTTGCCTCGCTGAAACTTTATGCAGAGTGGACGGACGGCTTCTACACCTATCGCAAGCGCATCGTGAAACCTGCCTGGGGAGCATCTGTCTTAACTCTCAACGGTGAATATGTAGGTCACAACAACGAGGCCGGAGTGTATCAGCGACCGGTCTTCGGTGGGGTGTCTTGGGGCGAAATCGAACCGGCGCTGGTCGTCAACCTCGATTACACGGCGGGAATCATCACGCCTGTGGGCGGGACACTTCCGGCGGGCGAGTGGCGTTGGAGCGGAGAGATTCACCTGCCAGTAATCTTCACCAGCGGAGACTTCGAAGGCCGTTATGACGTCAGTTCTCAATGGGGCAACATCGGCATTCAGGAGCTGCTGCCGAAGAGTCTGGGTTTGAGCTAGAGCATGTCACTCACGCCACAAATGATCGAGCACCTCGCGGGCAACCTGACGCTCTCGACGCTCTGGCGTATCACGCAGCGACGACCTGACGGAACGGCTGGCGAGATCATCCGCGTCTGCAATTACGACGAAGACATCGAGTTCCCTGTTGACTCCGGCGAGATTTACATCGCGCTGCCGCTGACACCTGCCGAGGTGCAGCGCAAAGTAGGTCTCTCTCCTAACAACGCGGAGATGCCAACACCTCTGGTTGACCCGTTCACGACGGCGAAGCTTTTGCGCGGGCAGTGGCGCGAAGCACGCGTCGAGAAGATTGTTGTCAACTTCATGGATTTAAGCATGGGCATTGCCGAACGGGATGTCGGCTATCTCGGTGCCGTGACGATCAGGAACATGATCGCCATCCCTGAACTGAAAAGCCTCGCGCAACTCCTCAGTCAAACAATTGGAGAGAAGACGAGCGAAAGATGCCGCTGGAAACGCGTGTACGGGCCGGGATGCAATGCACCCAAAGCGCCTTACACCTTCACTGGCACAGTGACAAGTGTGGCGGACCGGCAGCACTTCACGATCAGCGTGGGCGATAAGCCCAGCCCTTACTTCGTGCGTGGAGTTATCAAGTTCACCTCCGGCGCGAATGAAGGTCTGGAGGAAGAGGTGGTCGAGCACACCGCGGGCGCGCTGACACTCTTTCTGCCGATGCTCGATACGGTCGCTATTGGCGACGAGATCGAAATCGAAAAGGGCTGCGACCGGCGCTGGCAGACCTGCATCGGTTTTGAAAACCCTGACAACCCCTCCGGTACCAACCTCGAGAACATCAACTGCGAACCATTCCTGCCGGGAAAGGACAAGGTTTACACCTACCCGAAATAATGCCTGAAATCACACGAGAACAAATTGTTGAAGCCGCGCGCTCTTACATCGGCGTGCCTTACGTGGCAGGCGGGCAGTCGCGCGAAACCGGACTCAACTGCGCCGGGTTGATCGTCTGCGTCGCGCACGATCTTGGTCTCACAGATGTCGAGTTTCCGGGCAAGTCGAATTTCACTAAAGAAGATCCTTTGGATGAACTCTTCGGCGCGCACCTGGACAAACTTGATGACTGGAAAGAGGCGCAGGCTGGCGATGTCCTGAGCGTAGCCTACGAGAGCGATCCGCATCATTGCGGTTTCGTCTCAAAGGTCAATCAGTTCGGCGTGTATTTCATTCACGCCACGCGAAATCACGGAATCATCGAGCATCGCCTGTATGGAAAATTGCTGCGCTCAATCGCCGCAGGTTACCGGGTGCGCGGGTTGAAAGACTGATGAAACGCTGGCTCCGAATTTTAGTCTTTTATCTTTTCTTCGCCGCGGCGTTGGGGCTGGATCATGCCCTCGGTAACGACCGTCGAGTGCTGGCGATGGCTGACCCCATCTCCGGTACCATCCTGCTAACAATCGCCGTCAGCGCAGCTTTAGCTGGCGGTCAATACATCCTCACGCGCGCTCTCGCCGGGCGGCCAAAACCTATCCAGCGCGGCAAGCTCGATGGCGGGCTGCAACTGCAAGACTCTGATTACGACCTCTTCATCAACGAAATCTACGGCGGCGACCCCGGCGATGGATTGGGCGGAGGCATCAAGGCGGCAGGCATCATTATTGACGCTTCTCCGATCCGTCCGGTTGTCACTACTACACATGAGTCAACAGGCGGCGGCAAAGGCGGGGGAGGTGGCGGCGGAGGAGGCGGTACTGTCGAGACTACTTCGTACTACATGGACCTTGATGTCATGGTCGGGCGCGGAGTTCTCAACTATAAGAAAATCTGGTTCGTCACCGGAACCGGCATGAAGCTCGTCTATGACATGACGACAAACTTTGTTGAGACAGGGGTGATTGACCCTGACTTCCCGCCGGAAGACGAGCAGCATTATTACCTGTTGCCTGATCCCCTGCTCGAAGACCCGAACCCGAAACTGCGCTACGGCCACGTTCCGGTGCCTGATGAGCATGGCACGATAGACGCTGAAATCGTCGGCTCCGGCTACGGCGGCATTCGCATCTATGAAGGCAATGACACGCAGCTTCCCGATCCTCTGTTTGAAGGTATCAACAATGCCAAATACGGCGCGCCCGCCGGAGCGGTCGCCTATCGCCATCGCTCGCACGTCGTCTTCGAGAACGTTGATGTCAGCAACGGCGTCCCGAACATTCTCTTTCTCGCAGAGAACAAGGAACTCAAAACGCTTGATCTGATTCTCGCTGATCGTGCCGAGCGCGTCGGCGTGCTGCCTGAAGATCTCAACTTCGCGGAACTCGACGTTAATGTGCGTGGCTGGATCGTGACGCAGGAGCAGGCCCCACGCTCGGACATGGAAGAGTTGTCTGAGATTTTCGATGTCAACTTCTTCGAGGATATTGATGGGACGATCACGGGCGAAGAGCAGGATTACACAGTCGTTGCCACAATTGACGAAGATGACATCGGTGCTCGCGCGCAGGGTGATGAGGATAACGGAGGTGCGCCCCCTGATTTAGTCAATATTCGTCAGGGCGAGCAGACCGCCTTACCTACTCAGCACATTTTCGGGTTTTACGATCCGGTTAAAAACTACGACCCGAACAGCGCCACAGGTTACCGGCAGGTCACTAATTCCGAGAAGCGCGAGACGGTTCGACATTCCGTGGTGATGACCGTCGCCGAAGGGCAGATAGCAGCCAACCGCGACATCGCGAAGGCATGGTCTGAAGCTGACGCTTTCACCTTCGATCTCTTTCCCAAATACGCTTACCTGCGACCCGGCCAGCGCGTCCTGGTTCCCAAAGACGGCGAGCAGTACCTCGTCAAACTTACAGAAACATCCGGCTCGCTGCCAGGCCCGAGGCATTTCGCCGGAGTCTCACAGAAAGCCGTGCAGGTCAGCGCCGCAGCAACAATCGGAGCCGCAGCAACACCAAAGCCCGCCAACGTGCCGGCCAATACCGTCGCCACCTTCATTGATAACCCCCGCCTGCTGAGCCAGCAGAATGCGCCCGGTTTTCTCGTCGCCGGGACACCCAAAGATGTGAACTCGGGCGAGTGGAAAACCGCGACTGTCTGGGTTGATAAAGGCGACGGCTTTAAGCGCCTCGCGGTGCTCGATGCGCCCGCCACGATGGGCCGCGCCGTCGGCGCGCTTCCTGATGTGCCCATTGGATTGAAAGGTGAATGGGATGATGTTTCAGAGGGCACGCTTGATCTCTTCTATGGCGAACTCGCCTCCGGGACTGACGACAATCCGATCCCAATGTACTGGGGCGATGAGGTTATCGAATACGTCAATGCTGTCAAAGACAACTCCGGCGATTATCCGAACCGCTGGACAATCTCGCGTCTGCATCGTCGGCTGAAAGGCACGGACGCGGCGAGTGCCACGCATCAAGATATGGAGCGGGCGGTGCTTCTCGACGACGCCGTGAAATTCATCAAAGTCGATCAATCTGAGCGGGACGTAGAGCGCACCTACAAAGTGACAACCAACGGCCTCTTCGTGGCGCAGGCTGTGGCCGACGCCGCGCCGATCATCTTCACATGGACGGGACAGACCTTGCCGTCGTTCACAGTGGCAGGGCCAAACCTTCATGTGCCGACTATCGGTGCAGCGCCCACGATCACCAAAGACGATGCGAGCGCAAACTGGATCGTCAACGCGCCCAAGCCGTCTTATTTCGGACTGCCCATCACCGGCCATGAAATAAGGCTCTATTCGGACTCGGCCTGCACAACGCTTGTGCGGACAATCGTCGGCAATCTCGAAGGGCGCACCTATGTGCCTCAAACCTCGGCTGACGGTTACTTCAAATATCGCTGGCGTAATGATTCGCTCGAGGACCTTGGTGACGGAGCGGGCTGGAGCGTCTTCAGCGCAGCTTCCACTGTCGCCTATGGCACGAGCGCTCTTGCGCCTAACACGCTCGATTCAGGGCTGAGTGGCTACGACCCTGACCCTTACGATTCGGGCAATCCACACAAACGCATTTACACGGACGTGTACTAACCAATGAGGTGTATGAAATGAAAAGATTTCTTTTGGTAACAATCTTCACCGTGCTGTGTGCCAGCATGGCTTGGGGACAATCAACGCCAGGCACTGTGCGCTTCCCGAATAATCTGGACGATCAGGATTCGCTGATTCGAGTCAAAGACAATTCACGTGCTCTGCTCACTGTGAGCATGACGACCGGCAGCGCGCAGGTAACGGTGGATAGCACCGCCAGCTTTGCGGCAACCGGGGTCTTACAGCTTGATAACGAGCAGATCGCTTATACGGCGAAAATCTCGACAGCATTTACGGGATTGACGCGGGGTGCTTTTGGAACTACAGCCGCAACGCATACGATCAATACTTCGGTGCGCGGCGTGATCGCAGCGATTCATCATACGGTGCTGGCCGACGCACTGCGCGCTATTGAAGCGAAACTCGGCCTTGGTACAGGCGCCCCGCTTTCGAGTTACGTTCTCGTCGGCACGCCAAGTGGAAGCGTATGGCGACTGTTAACATCTTCGGACGTGCCGACCGCATTACCGAATCGCGTGCTGACGACTCCAATAATTAATGGCGGCACGATCAATGGCAGCGCAATCAATTCATCAACACTTGAAACGCCGATGATCAACAATCCGACGATCAACGGCGCGCTGACGCTGCCAGCGACAGTCAACGTCACGACGGTCAACGCGACGAACGGCAATTTTACCAACGTCACCGGCAACGGTGCCGGCCTCACAGGTGTCGTTGGTTCCGGCACTGTGCAGATGATCAACCCGACGAATACGACTTTGGGCGCGGACTCCGACAACAACGGCAGCGGCATCCTCGATTTGCAAATGCGTGGCGCGACCTCACAGCGCATCAATAACGACGGCAGCGTGACCTTCTTTACTCCCCTCACCGGAACGACGAGTTTCTTTTACGACAAGGGCGCGACCGTCTATGACGTGCGAGCTTTCGGCGCGACCCCCAACAACAGCACAGACTCCGACACGGTGGCGATTCAGGCAGCGATCACTGCGGCGAGCACGGCGGGCGGAGGCACTGTACTGCTCAAAGGCGGCATCTTCGATGTTACGAAAAGCACAACTATCTTGGACGAGAATCTGTGCCTGTATATGGGCAGCAACGTTCATTTGCAGATTGATACTTCTGCAACTCTGCGCGTCAAGTCAGGCCAGCTTACAGGCACGACGCCCTCTTCCTATTTGCACCTCTTAGTCGTCAACGGCGACCGGATGCTGATTGACGGCGGCGGGCGCATGACGGGAAACACCGCGGGTCAGACAGGTTATTCGGGAGGCTTCACGCAGAGCGGCTCCAACTTAATCACAGGCGGCGGAACCAACCTGACGATCAAAGACCTGACGATGGACGATAATTTCGGGAACCCCATCAATTTGCAAAACAGCGATGCCTCGCGGGGCCGAAACGTGCGTATCGAGAATATCAGTTGCGACAATGTTGGCGAGGGCATTCAGGTCACGCGCACGGACGGCGTGACCATCGCGCACATTTTTCAACGCAACACAAATAGCGTGCAGCAGGGAGATGCGGTTGAGGTGGGAAATTGCACAGACTTTGTGATTGACGATATTCATTTTTCCAATATGACGGGTATTGATATTTTCTGCTCACAAAAGGGAACAGTCTCAAACTTCGTGGGACAGAATGTTTCACCCGGCATTGAGATTCATGACTTCGGCATTGATAATGGTGGGCCATCAACGGATGTCGATGTGGTCAACGGCCTTATCATTGAGTCCAATGCCGGGGATGCGAACAACATTCAGGCGGTTGTGCTCGACAGCCAGGACGGCAGCCTGCGAAACATCAATCTCTCGAATGTCACGGTGCGCGGCAACTCTTCCACGTACGCCTTTCTTATCGGAAATAATATTCCCAGTCTGGGACCCATCACCTTGTCGAATTGCAATTCGTTTGGCAGTGCGAAAGGGCTGAGTATCGGCACTGTAGATCATGTGACAGTGACGGGCGGGAACTTCAACGACGGCGTGAACACTGTTGGCAGCGGCACACCTCATGCAGCGCACGGCATCAGTTACGAAGGAGCGCTGCACGCAACTTCATCTTCTCAGACCGCGCAACTCAATCTTTCTGGCGTGACGGCGACAGGAAACAGCGGTTACGGGTTCTCCATGAACGATGGCGATAGTTCAAGCTACGACGCCTATGCCCCGTCAGGTTCGATCACGTCTTGTAATTTTCAGAATAATACGTTGGGCATGTTTTCGGCAGGGGACACGGCGAGTTTGTCACGACTATCAATCACGAACAACACGCCTCGAGTATCACCTGTCTTCTACAATGGCAGTCCGATTGGACTTTGGAGCATCATGCAGCCCGTCAACGGCTCTGGCACCAACTCGACGATGACGTCTCTGAGCAATCCCTCTTTCCAGCAACAGATAATTTTGCAATTCACAGAGGATAAGATTATTCCTGATTCCGCGCCTTTCGATCTCGCCGGATCGGGCAGTGTGCAGTTCCACGCCGACCAGTGGCTCTGCTTAGTGTGGGACGGGAGCGTCTGGCATGAATTGTGGAGGCGCACGACTTAACTCTTTTTGAATAAAACTACTCTGTGATAGCATCTCACCTCAAGCAGGTTCTCCTTGCAGGAGTTTCTTGGGGGGCGTAAAAAGCCGAGATCGGGCGCTTGGGAGTGCCTGTCTCGGCTTTTTCTTTTTAGATAGACCTCCGGCTCAGCCTGCCGAAACACACTTTGATTAGAGATTAAATTTTATTGCTAGGCTTTACTCTCTGTCCAAGCGATAGCTACGAAGGAGCGATTTAACAAGTGCAAAGCAAAGGGATGCCAGCCACTCTTCATTGCCGAAAAGATAATGAGACAGCACTTGTACGAATACGATTTGGACGCACTCGTTTTCAAAAAACGAACGCACTTCGTGTGAGGTCAAACTGTTGGCCATGATAAGGCCCTCTTTTCTAAGAACGCCACTCGTTTTAATTGGAGTTTACTCGAGGATTAAACGCTGGTGTTCTGTGAGTATTTGTTGCGGGAGGTCAACATTTGAGGCAGTGAAGGCCTCAAGGTAACTTCATTATATCAATTTTTACCAGTGGAATGAAAGAGGGGCAGAAACTAAAACGTTTTAGGTCACTTCCCTTCTCTTAACTTTGGATGGTTGCACTTTGCGACGCCGCCGCTCGTTCCGTTCGGATACCAGAAGCCGCTCCCCTGACAATCCGTGCACTGGCTCGCGTCAACAGCGGTCGTCGCTGTGACGGGCGAAAGAAACGCGGCAATGCTGGCGTCAGCTTCACCTGTGCGATAGATGGTTGTGGCATAGCCTCCTGGGTTCTTGATCCCCTGCCCTGTCGATTGAAGATGTCTCGCATACCGCTGGCATTCTTCCGGCGAAAATTTAGAACCCACACTCACACTCGCCGGAGGCGGAGGCTGCTCCTGTGTTTGTGTGTTTTCTTTTAATGTATTTCTTTTATTGTGTGCCTGTGGAAGCTGCCTGCTCTGTGGCGACTGGCTGCTTCGTCGCGGCTGGCTGCTCGGAGCGGACACCCTGAAATCAATTCCCTGCTTTTTACCGTAACCCAATTCCATGCCCAGTTTTTCGATCAACCCTTTCGCCCGTAACTTGCCCAGAGTTTTCTTGACTGTGCTTTCAGACATCCCTGTTCGCTCGGCTAACTTGGGATTACTGATGGAACAAATGGGTTTGTTGAATCCCCAGGACAGTCTGTAGAGCTGTAGATACACTGCTTGCTCAAAAGGGTCGAGTAATCTAAAAAGGTGATCTACAAGCTGATGCGGCAATTCCAGATGTCCAACAACTTCAGGTAATGAGGCGAGTAGATTAACTGATATATGCCTGTCCTGTGGCGGCTGGCTGCTCTCTGGCACCTGGCTGCTCTCAGGAAGCTGGCTGCTCTCGCGCCCGCCATGTGGCAGGGCTAAAAGCTGGCTGCTCTCTGGCGACTGGCTGCTTTTTAACGGCTGGCTGCTCTCATAGACCTGGCTGCTCTGTGGCGGCTGGCTGGTATCTTCGAGGTGTTGTGTTTCAGATTGGACTTTTGACTGATCCTTTTCTTTCTCATATTGAGCATTGACCAGTCGGGCGAATCTACTGCTCATATCGCTACCTCTGGGGCCGTGTCATCAATCATTTCTGATGTAACCTTGTTGCTTCCTTCCATGTTCATCATTTGATAGGCCAAGGCGCAGATCTTCAGGATGTTCCGGGGAATACCTTTTGAATGGAAGTAGATGCGCTCCATCGCGCTCCGGTCGAATGGATTCGGAATCGCCATAAACTTACAACGATGCACGATCATTTCAACCGTTTCGTCCTGCGTGAGCGGGTCAAGCACCGAGTAAGTTGAAATTCGAGAGTACAGCGCTTTGTTTTTCTGTGTATTGAGCTTGTCGCGCAACTCCAGTTGACCGGCGAGTGCGATCTGAATCAGCTTGTGTTGATGCGTCTCATAGTTAAGAAGGGCGCGAATCAGCTCGAGCTGGTGATTATTGAGAATTTGAGCTTCATCAATAAACAGAACGACATTTTTGCCGGTCTCATAAGTTGTTAAGAGCCATTCCTGAAGAGCATCCTGTTGAGCGATGAAACTGCGCAGCGGCTCGATCCCCAAATCGCTGCAAATATATTTCAGCATCGCAAAGATGGAAGGGAACTTTGGTGTCGGAATAAGGGTCGCGATGATGTTATCTTTCGCCGCATATTCGCTGTACAGAAAGCGTAAAACAGTTGACTTGCCCATGCCCACATCGCCTAAAGCCGCGCAGGTCAGTCCCTGGCGCTGATCGATTGTGAACTTGGCCTTGACCATCACAGCGCGTAGTGACGGAGTGATATACAAACTGTTTGGGTTCGGGGAAATAGAGAATGGAGTGTCTTCAATTATTGGAGGTGCTTTCATAAACGCTGCTTATATCAGATTTGAGCATTGCCGACAATTATAATTTCAATGATAGGCTATCAAAACTCTGTTAATTCTCAAGTTTTTGAGAGGGCATTTCATGAACTGGAATTGGTTCACGTCTGTGATCGGTAGCAGGTATATGCTTTCACATAAAGCGTTTTGTCCCGCTATTAACCCAAAACTTTTTGGATGGGCGTTTTCACGGCTATGTTACACGCGCACAATGCAAACCGGATAAGTGGTTTATCTTACATAGCCGGATAGCCTGCCACGCATTTCCGATAATGCATCTTTTCAGAAAACTCCAGCCTTGAATCGAAGGCTCAAATACCGATTTTGACTCTCTCGGAAGGGAAGGACGCATCTGCCGATAAAGCACATCGCTCCCTGAGTTTAAGCCCGCTCGTCAGAGCCGAATGAGCGGTGACAAGATGGCGTTGACAAAACAGGCCAAAAGAGGGGTCTATTGACAAAGATAAGTTTCGCAAACAAAAGATTTAAGTGCTGTAAAAGTGGGTTGTCACAAGTCCCGTTTGCTTCTTAAAACTCGTAATATATAGGGACAAAAGCATTTGTGGCAGAGCAAGGGAGTCAATTTCTATTTCGTATCTTGCATAGTCGGCCAGTTTTTGCGTTGACAGGGAATTGACAGGTTTTCGAGCTTCGGTGAGAGTGGTGATGGCCCGTGGAAATTGCGGGCGTTGGCGGATGAAGGCTGGAGGCGGGCATCTGATAGGGTTGGGGTCGAGTCGGCGTGCGTGAGCGTTTGGCTGTCCGGCGGTCAGTTGAGGTGTTGCAACAGGTACAGCAGCAAATTAAACGGCAAGGCAGGGAATCATGGCTTGAGTGGCGGTTGTCCGAAGCGAATCGGTGCTGGAGGTGTCATGGGTGATAAGTGGAAGCCGAGGCGCAAAAGTTGAAATCGGAGTAAGGTCAAAAATTGACCGCGGGTAAAAGGTCAAAAAATGGACTGTCGGGGTATTTGAATCAGGTCAAAATTTGGGCTAACAGGTCAAAAGTTGGACTTTAGGGCTATTTGAGGGAGGTCAAAAATTGACCTGACCGTTGTTAATTGTTATGTGCCTGTGCGCGGCGGGTGGATAAGCCCGCCAATTCTTGCGGCGTTAGGGGTCGTGTCAGATGGAGTGCCGAAGCGGATTGATAGGCTTGTGACTGATCTTCGACGCCGACGCCTTCAAGCATTGCAACGAGTTGCTCTGTGATGAGCTGCTGGGCGGCATCGGGAAGGTTCTCAATGGGCTGCGGTTGGTATCTCCGGTTCAAGACGGAAATGGAAGCGTGCCAGCTTGGATCGCCGCCGAACAGATTACAGGTCAGGACAGTGCCGAGGAATAATTTGCCAACGTGAACCTGCTTGGCGAAGCGGCGGTTGAGCATGTCGAATGGAGTAGCGACCGGAGAGTTGTATGCGATGCGTTGCTGGTCTTTCATGGCAAATAATCTCCTGTCCAAAGCAAAATGCCCAGCCGGTGTGAAACGGACAGTTCTCAGTATATGCGTTGTTTCATCTGTGATACAAGCGGCTCATAAAATTCGAGGAGCCGCAATTTCTGCGACTCCTCTTGGTGCGCCCACTTAAAACCGTTTTATGTGGGCAGTTGTTTTACTCACACTTGTGCGAGGGCCGTAGGTTACTGTCGTTTTTGCATGACAGGATAAGGTTCATTCGTGAGCCATTTAGTAAAGGACTTTTTCATTATTTGCAATGCATCTGAATTTCTACTAATTGGAATTGGTGTCAGTGAAAATAAATCGTTGAAGTCATAATCATTACTATGAAACGGTGTTATTTGATCGTCACCCTTCAACTCATGAAGGACATACGGCATTGGGTATTTACCAATGGTTAATAATACTGTTTGGCGCACCCCCGCCTCCTTGAGCAAGTTTCTGGCCCACTCCAATGAGCTTCCGGTGGTAGTGAAATCATCAACCACCACAATGGAACGGCCATCCAGCTTGCTTATGTAATCTGGGTGAAGGTGAACAGTGTTAGTTTGGTTAGTGTTTGGTATGTTGGGGACACGCCCCGCCCTCGTAGCCTTAGCCTTTTCAAGGCTGCTGTCAACCGCCTGCTTAGCGCGGAAAAGTAAATCCTCTTTGAAGTAGCCGTGGAAAATTTTCGAAACTGGTTTTAAGAAGTCTTTGAGAAGTGGGCTGATCTTGCCAGGCGTGCTGCTGGGATAAACTGCGAAATAAGAATTCCGAGATATTAAGCCCTCAAGATAGAGGCTTGTGATTGCATGAAGCATCAACAGGTCCCGTGCGCCATACTTACCGACTTGGACTTTATTCTCATAGGTAAAAATGTCTTGTAATGTAAAAGACGGTGGGATAGTGGGCCTAGGGGTGTCAGTTTTGCTCGCTGGTAGTCTGGCATTGGACCCGAGCAAACTACGCACGTGCAGGTGTAACTCTGGAATATCCAATGAATATTCCCATCGTGGAGGGGTTAAAAGAAAATGCGTTATGAATCGCCAAATGGCTTCCGGCTCGTCGGTAGCTATCGCTGTGACCCCTTGCGGCAAAGCCGCGGCCCATTTTGCATGTATATAAATGGTTGGGGTATTGATAGCAGATCGCCAGTCTCGCGAATCGTCTCCTACCATTAAGAAATTGTTTTGGCTTACATTAAATCTCCGCGCAGTTTCATAAATCCATTCCGGTGATCCTTTACGTTTGCCTGTATCCTTTTCAGTGATAATTAGATCAGGACGGGGCAACCCCATCTGGTCGAATTTCAAATTAAAATCTTGGGGATGTGTCGAGAAGACTATAAGCTTTAATCCATGAGATTTGATTTGCGTGAGAAGTTGCTGAAGACGAGCCAGAAGCTTTGGAGCGGGTTGGCTTAGCAACAGGCAGCTATAATCAAAGATGACACCAGTGAGGGTTGTCACTTATTTCTCCTTCGACTTATGCAGCTTTGGATTTTGCCGCTTTCCTGATGGCTTTTACAAGATGTCGGATGTCGAGTTCCGAAGCTGTGCGGTAACTGATTTCCCTGACGACTTTTCTTTCAAGCGCGGCAAGTGCATAAGTTTTTAGTTTGTGGGAGCGTGCCAGCTTGCGGAAAATCTGATCGAGTTGCTTTGAACCTTTCTGGCTAAAGATGTCGATAATTGTAGAACCGCCCGCTCGAAGATCGTCGAGAATACCGTTAGCACCTTTCCAGTTGATCCCAATTACTTCACGTTTATACTTGCGCGCCCAGCGAATGGTGTGAGCTGTGCCGCCCTGGAGATTTGCTTCAACGGGAATAACAATGCTGGCGAGCGCCGCTTGCAGGCGATTCCGTTCGACAAAGAATGCCTTTTGATAGTGCTCGGTAGGCAGGTATTCAGTAACAACTGCACCGCCTTTATCAACTATCTGTTTCCTGAGATCAGCAGTGGCCATCGGAAAAGTGAAATCTATGCCGTGGCCAAGAAAGGCGACGTTCTTAACGCCATCACCCAGGGATTCGCGATGTGCGGACTCGTCAATGCCTTCCGCAAGTCCAGAAACAAGCGTGATTGGATATGGTGAAAGAAGTCTGGTGACGTAAATGGCGGCAGTCTTGCCGCGCTCAGTGGGATTCCTGGTTCCGACTACAGCGACGACCGCTTTGTGATAGAGAACACTCGGATCGCCTTCGACGAAAAGCCAGCGTGGGTAATCGGGGATTTTCCGCAAGCTGGCCGGCAGTTTCTTCAAGGGAATGATGGTCACTCCCTTTTGCTGTAATTCGTAAAGCTGCTCTCCGGCCTTTTCGAGAAGGATTTCCGAATCAGCTTGGATAGCAGTGAGAATTTTATCAGCGCTAGGCGTCTTGGCTGCTATCAGTGCTTGATGTACCCGCGGAGATGGCGCTTTCCAGACATTGCTTAAATTCCCCTTGAACTCATCAACAAGGGCTATCAAACCTTTACGACCCAGTCCAGCAATGCTGCTGAGCGCTAGAAGCGTGAATTCAAATGAAGTGGTTCCAGTGTCTGGTTTATGCCCTACTTCGAAAAGCTGATCATCAGAAATGGAGTCAATGTTCATCACACCGCCGCTGCCTGTCTCCTCGGCTGAACGGTCGCTCTCGTTGAGAATGTTGGTGTGGGCGGGCATGTGCATGGCCGAATTCACTGGTTTAACGCCGCAAGGCGCTTGAGGTTATCAGAATTTATATCCTAAAACAATTTAGGATAGAGGCCACTTAAGAACCGTTTTAAGTGGCCTCTATCTTGTTAATGCTATTAATCGTCCGCAGTCACGCCGCGTTCGAGGCAGCAAATGCCGACGGCAAGCGTTGAACGTAAGAGACCGGCTTCTTAATGATGCGAGCGACTTCCTCCGGCGTCGCATACGACGTCGGTTTGACCACGCCGGAGGTGTTATTGACCTCGCAGGCGAATCGCTTGAGGTTGCGCTTGAGCAGCAGGCTGGTCAGGAACTTGCTGGCTTCAACCGCGATGCTCGCGTTGATGTCGAAGGATTGCTGATTTGCCATCAGCATCTCCGCGCACGAAAGATTGTTGTTAGCCAGTTCTTCAGGCTGGTCGTCGAGCAGGTCCGGATAGAGGTGTGCGGGACTTGGCAAAGCCGCACACACATTAGGCTCTGGGAAAGCTGCGGCCAGCGCGTGAATGGAATAGGCGGAACCTAAGAGCACGCGCCCCGAGTTCTGCACGTTGCCGCAGTCGAGCCACCAGTAAGAAGGCGGGAAGGGGAGCTGATCGTCATTGTGTGAAAGCGTCTCATTGAGCGCGCGCCGCCCTTCGGCGCCGTCCACGCAGCCGACAAGGATCGTGATGTCGGCATCGTTTAAGTATTTTTCGTCGTACTTATCAACGGCGTATGTGGTGTTGACGCCCCAGGCGAAACCGTAGCGGCGGGCGAGCGCGAGCGCTTTGGGCTGTCCGACTTCGGCATCACAGAAGAGCTGGCGACCGATGTTGCCTTCTTCGACGATGTCAGGATCGAGAAGCGTCAGGTGGCCCCGCTTGCCGAGGCCGTAGAGGACTCGCGTCAGACGCGCCGCGTGCATGGCCATAAAGGAGCCTGTGCCGCCGCAGCCCGCGATGGCGATCTCGAACGAATCGAATTGCGGCAGATGAATCGTGGCCGCGTTGAGCATACTCAAATCGAGTGCGGGCATGATCTCCGGTTTTGCAACTTGCGGTTGGCGTTCCTGGCGCTGATTGTTGTTTCTGAATTTTCTATGTTTCCTGGGCATGTTTGTCCTCCGTCTCGACCTTTGATTTAAGAAGCACTACCTGCTTCTCTATCAATGTTCTGAATCCGATGTTTTGCATGTGCTGGCCATCACTCGCCCTGACGCCATAAGACAGGATTCTATAAATCCGATATGTCAGGCCGCGCAGCATAAATTTATCGCCTTTTCGAAGCTCAGTTCCTTCGTCGATTATTTGTTCGTTCGCTGCCATTTCAATTCCTCCACTGACTCATTGTTTGCTGTCAATATCCACAGAAAGTGCATCGTTAAATTCTGCTGGTAGCTCGAAAAACTCATTCGCCCAGTAATCGAAAAAATAACCGAACACGCCAACGCGCACGCGGATCGTCGGTGTATCGAAGATGGTCCCGATCACGGCATAAATCCTGAAACCCTGCGCTTCGTCCGTGTCATCATCTTCAGAGAAATCCGCGGGCATCGTGTGATGACTGTGCAGCTCGACGATGGCGCGCTCGGTTGATGTGCCTGCTCCGGTTTCAACGGGGACGACACTATTGTCTTCCGCTTTCTGGTCTGGAAATTCCAGGTGCCAGCCGTCCGTGAAATCGAGGATGGTCGTTGCGCCGGTGTAGGGTGTTGGCCGCTCATTCCACGACAAATGGAAAAGCGTCTCTTTAAGTTCAGGCACGCAGCGCGTGCGCGAGAGGGCGAGTATCCTTTGCAGGAAGCGCGCGGGGACTTTAGGAAACCCCCATGTGACGTAAGGCAGGATGGGCGCCAGCCCACGCAGTTCGTAGAGCGCGATGGGAATGCACGCTTCAAGGCCGGGCCTGCGAGAGCGCACGAAAGTGCCATTGCCGCCGACGACCACGTCTAGGAGAAGGGATTCGTCCACCGGCGGCAGGGGCTGGCCGGGTTGCGCGAAATGATGATCTGTTAGACGGAGCATGGAAACTTCCTCAATGATCAGCACCAGCAAAATTGTTAGAGGTCGCAATCTTTAAGCAGCGCTGACAGGTCACACGCTTGAATCGACGAGTCGAAGTCAGCTCACAGGAAGGCCATCGCTTTTGAATGTTGCATAAAGGCAAAGTGCCGTAAAAACGAAAATGCGTTTTCTTGTTGCCAGCCATTGTCACGATAAATCTCCGCTCTCCAGCAGTCCCTTGAGTGCCTTATCCAGGGTGATCCCCGTATTGCTCACCTGGCGCTCTAAATCCTGCACCGGGTAATGAGCAGGCTCCGCGGCTCTCGCCATGTCCCTGAGCACGACGCGCACGTCGTCCGTGCTGCGCTTCGATTTTCCGTCGCAGCGATGGTTGTTAAAGGGTGTGGTGATAAAGATGCGCCACGCCTGCTTGATCGCGGTGGCGGAGCAGCGCGGCGGCTGATGGGTGCCGAAGCAGATCAAGCCGCTCGGCTCAACGTTAGGCAGCGGCGCGTGATAGATTTCCCTGTAAGGGTCCAACTCCTCTGTCTTGACCGCCCACAGGAAATACTTGTTGCCAATCCCGAACATCACGAGACCCGGTAAAGGGACGCTGATCCTGACAACGCCGCCTTTGGCCTCCGGTGCATCGCTGACCATCTCCAGCGTGTGGCGCTGCGGCTCCATGTACATCACGGCCCAGTCGCCGCTTCGGCCCGTTCCCCAGTTGCGAATCTCGGGCGGAATCCAGCCCGACGAGACCGTGATCTTCGTGAACGCCTCGCGCACGGCGGCGGCCGAGAGCAACTTTTCATGCACGGCTCCGTCATGATCCCGAACTTTGAAAAGGAACTGTCCCGAGAGGATTTCAATTCGCGGGGCCGGAGCCACGTTGTTGTACGCGGGACGCATAATCTCTTCGCTCATTGTCTTAAAACTCCCATTCGCCTGATGATTGATTCCAGATTTCAATAACGCGAGCGATTTGCTCGGGATGTTGTTGGAGGTAAATGCTTTCCGCGAGCACCGCGGTCAGCATCTGTTTCGCTAACTTCCAGTGCTCGGCGAGCGCATCGATGTTTTCCTTGTTCCACTCGAATCTGAGGTCCAGATCCTCGTAAGTCGGACTGAGCGGATGCGCGTCGAGAAAGAGATTTCCTGACCTGTAGCACACGATTGCGAAGGCCTGCGGCAAAAGTCTGAAGGCTGGCTCATCCAGGCAAGCCTGCGTGAATCTTTCAACACTGACCTCTTCCCAGTGCCGCGGGCGCATCTCGAGCGGCAGGTTGTAGAGGCGCGCGAACTTCGGCCACCAGTCCCGTTTCAGAAATGTATTGCAGAGCGCGATGACGATTTGATAAGCCGTCGGCCAGCTTTCGAATGACGAGCCGTCGCCGATTGTCCAATCGATTTTCTGCATGCACCGGATGGGGATCACGGGGTAGATAAACTGCGGGTGCTTGTACAGGGGTCGCAAATCAATCGGGAATTTGCGCTTGTTGAGCAGGTGGTAAAACTCGAACTCGCGCTCGTGGGTGTAAAGCGGGCGCGCTGACCTGCGATAGGCTTCGGGAAAAACTTCTTCGTAGAGGAAGCTGATATTGATTCCGGCCTGCACCATCATGTCGTAGCCCTCGCGCCCGAGTTCGAGAAAGAGCGCCGCGCCCCGCGGCGTTGTCGCGCGCACGCGGCCCGCGAGGTAAATGGTCGCGCGCAGGGCGTCGAGCGGCTCGCCAAATAGTTCGGATGTGTTCACGACATCAGACATGATTCAGAATCCCACGGGCACTTCGTCGGAAGTGGTTGGAAGCGCGTGGCCGATCAGGAAAAGAGCGTCGGCCACAGCCTGGCCTTCATTGTTCGATTCGGAGATGGCGCGCTCGACATCTCCGCGTCGTGCGGCTGCCTCGAAGAATTCTCTATCGCCCATCATCTCGGCGCGCATGACATCCTCGGTGAGCGCGATGGCCGGGTTGACGTAAGGGGGTGCGGCACGGAGCGCGTCAATTAATTGTGACTGCTCAAGTGCCATGGGCCGCGTCTCCGGCTGCAACAATGCTTGCGTCAAGGCCACCTGTCCTTTCGGTGTCGCGCGCTTGGTGACGGTGATGACGGCGGGCGCGCCCTCCTCTTTGACGATCTCGATCTGCGCGTTCTCGATTGCCGGAAATTCCTGCGAGAGCAGATTCCTGACTGCTTCTTTACCCAGTGCGGCAATCTCGTCCGGGACGGTGATGCTCTTGCCTTCGATTTTTACGATAGCCATTTCGGTGCTCCTGATGTGGTGGTGGTTGGTGTTTAGACTTTGGCGCGGGATTTCTTCGACGAAGACTTGCTCGCCTTAACAGCGCTCTTTTTTGCCGCAGTCTTGGTTATGGTCTTATCCGCGCGCGCGGCGGGCTTCTTCTTCGTTGAGGGGCTGCTGCCGGCGGCGGCGGTGGCGTTGCTTGTTGCCTTGGCGAGCGTTTTCTTCTTCGCCTGTGCCTCTTCGAGCTGTGTCTTGACTAATTGCATGACCTCTTCCGGCAATGGTCTGAGGACATCGGCGGAGACGACCGTGCGGAATGCGCTGTACGGATCATTGCCAATGCTGATAGTGACGCTGACTTTGTCTTCCAGCCCGGGTATCCAGATGTATGAGATCGCCAGCTTCTCATTGCCGAGAAGCTCTTCGATGGGAGTCGGCTCCGGTTGAGTGGGCGTTTGATTCTCCGCCTGACTTCGCGCCGTCTCACGCGCTTTTTGTCCGGCTTCATATTCGTCCTGATATTCGACGGCATCAGCGATAGCCTCTGCCGAGGTTTTGAATGGCGGGCGGCTAACCCTCAGCGTGTCGTTGTCTGCACGAAAGCCGGCCGGCATTCCGACCGTTGCATGACGGCGCATCACCCATCCGGCATTTCTCATCGTGACGCCGAAGTAGCTTTCAGATTGGCTGGATACTTCGGGTTCCATCGGCGCACTCTTCTGACTGCCTGTTTCTGGTGCCCCTTCTGTGCCCTCCTGCTGTTCTGCCACTGCTGCCGTAGTAGGTTCGGGATTGGCTTCATTAGCCGGGAGAGAAGTCCCGTCAGGCGCAATCGTTTCTGTCACAACCTCGACACCAGAGATTTGAACTTCGAGCGCATCATGTCCCGGTTGCAGTTCAACGCCAGCGAAAAGCGGCGTCTCTGGCTCCGCTGCCTTCGTTGCGACCGCGCGCACGATGCCATCGGAGCCGCGACGGCGGCCGTCGTCAGCCAAAACATTTTGGATCAGGGTTGCGCGCGCCGTCGCCGTCAGGTTTCTGACCAGGCGCACGAGGCTGATTTGGGTGCCGCTCACGGCTGCAAGCTCTTCATCGCTCGATTCACCGTCCGGGTCTTCGATTAGAACCGGCACAAGGCGTGTAAGCGAGCGGCGCACGTCGCTCAGGAAAGGCTGCGTCATGCCTCCGGCAATTCCTGTCAGCATCGAATCGGATTCCTTGAACCACTCTTCATCGGCGAGCAGGGTGACAGCCTTGAGGCGCTTATCGTCGTTGGTCAGCCTGAGGCCATGGTTCGCGTTGGCACGCAGGGCAAACAGAATGGCGTCGCGCAGTGTGCCTTTGTGAACCTCGACATCGAGGAGCGCACCAGCTTCCAGTGCCGCTGCGTGGCGATGGTTGCCGTCAGCGACCCAATAGGTTTCGCCATCGAAGAAGACATCTGCGGGAGGGTAGGTGCGACCGGCTTTATAGCCCGCGACGAGTCCCTCGGCGTGGTCACGATCCAGGCCCTGCGCGCGCATCAGGAGAGATGGATGCGTCGTGAGCCGGTCGGGCGTCATCTGCTGCACGAGAATTCGTGAAGGCTGATCGGCGCCGAGATCGAAAAGGGAATCGGAACGCGCAGGGTTGGCTTCATCCAGCGTCGCAGCGCCGATGATCTCCACCTTTTCAGCCTCACTTAAAACGCTTTTAAGAGACGGGTTGATGATCTGGAGAATGTCGGAGTTGACACTGTATTCCCATGCGTCGGCTTCGATGCCCGTGCCGAGCCCCATTGCTTTGAAAGCCTCAATATCTTCAACGCAGCATGAAGCGACGATAAGAGTGCCAAGCTCGAGAGCGTCACGATAGGCGATGGCCAGTTCGACGATGCCCTTCAGGTTGTCGGTGGTGAGCGTGCATTTGAATTCGTAGAGAGTGTCCCCAGCGACCAGATCGGCGATGCCTTCGCCGCTGTCGACATCGGTTCTAAAATGCACGCCTTTGGAAGTCAGCTCTTCGATGAAGTGACTCCGCAGGTCAACTTCGTGCGCTAGCTCTTTATGCTGTTGTCCGGCAGCGGAAAGCGAAACATGCGGTGCCTTGATCTGGTTGGCGATGTCTCCAATGCTGGAAAATCCCGATGTGGTTTGAGCGGGCTGCTCCAAAGCCTCATCCGGGCTTTGACCATTGATCTCTCGTTGAATGACGTGCGCGGCGGCAATTACCTTTGCCTCGGTTTCGAAAGGGCCACGCGCGTCGGACGCCTCATAGTTGCGCCATACGAACTCACCATCTTCAGGAACGACTGTCCAGCCGGACTCAGACAAAAGTGAGAAGAGCGCTCCGTCTTCGGGACTCAAACCTTTAATTAAATCGATAATGCTGCTCATAAATTCTTGCTCCTGTGCGTTGGTTGATTTATTCGATCTAGGCGAGGGCGATCACTTTGCAATTCGTCTTATCGCCGTTCTTGGTGCATTGCACGAGAATCTTCTTTTTGAAGGGATACTCACCCGGTTCCATGTTTCCTTTGACACCCAATTCATCTAGATATTCCGGGTAGATAGGCAGGCCAAACTTGGTGTACTTGCCGCCTTTGACGTTGAAGTGCTTGCCCTTTTTGTCGTGCGTCACCTCAAGGGTCTCGCCCATGACAGTTTCCGTCGTCGTGTTCGGATCGCTGGCTACGGGTGCAGTCGGCGTTACAGGGGTGGTCTGCACAGAAGTCCATCCGCCGGCGAGAGCCTTATTGATTGACTCGGAACTTTTGCGAAAGATTTCGCCCTTTTGAGTGAGATTGCCGGAAAGCTGGAAGGTATGGACCACACCCTGCCGATCTTGAAGCTGGAAGGACTCGCTGAAAAAGATGGGGGCTGTTTCATCACTCATAACTAAATTCCTTTGGCGAGAATGAGTCGCGCCAGTTCTTCACTCGTCATAAAATTTCCAAGTGGCTGTGCGCGACGCCTCATGGCTTCAAGCTCTTCCGTGATGATCTGTTCAATGCGAAAGAGGTTTGCACCCAGATTGCGAAGTTCTTTCTCCCGCCGCGCGCGATACTCTGCTTCGTGGTCGCGGTGCGTCGCGTGTGCAAGCGCGTGTTTTGGTAGCGCGCTCATGCCGTTCGTCTCTCCTTGCTGGCGGGGAGCGGTGTCCTCTCGGCCTGGTCGTCCACGTCGAGCGCCCATTCGATTTCATTCCCGATTCGGTGAAGGGTTAGCCCTGCGTCGGCAGGCATATGTGCCGTGCGTTGCATGGATTCGAGTGAGCTTTTGAGCCATGACATGCGCTGGCGAAGGACGGTGTTCTCGATTTCAAGGTCAGTGGCGGGGGCGAAGATGCGCCGGAAAATCAAAGTCAATCTTTGGAGATAAGTCATCGTGTCCTCCTGTAAGTTTGGGGTTGCGTGCCTCTGACGAGATCGGCGGCATACTCAATGCGGGAGATGGCGGCGGTCATGGCTTCAAGGGCGGTGTGTGGGTCTGTTTCAAAGACCATCATGGCGCGGGCGATGTCGCTCCGAGCGTCATCTAATTCACCGCCGATTTGTTGGAGTGATGAAAAGGCTGTTTCTAATGCGCTCATGCTGATCTCCGTTCTTTGCGTTCCTGCCAGCGGCGGCGGATGTCCGCGCGCTTGAGTCTCGTGATGGCTTCGTCAATAAGGGCTGAGGGGCGCGTGCTCAATCTGATCTGCGTCCAGACCTCATTGGTGAGAGCGAGCGCGAGTTCGCCGTCCGTCATGTTCTCCGCTTCGGTGCGGTCGTGAATGTGCTGCAAGAGATTTTCGAGAAATCCGTCTGGGTATTTTCTTACTTGTTCGCTCACGCTGCTTTCCTCCATTCCAGGTCTGAAACCGCTTCTAAATATCTTGACCACAAACGCGCGCTCGCCCGATGCCAGCACGCCTTTTGAAACTCGAATGCCTTACATCCACAATCACCGTTAGCGATATAGACCTCATCCGATGTGCTCGATTGAATGAGCATTGACCATCTCGCTTGCGGACGATCAAGGATGTCAGCTTGTCCAGTTCGGCTTTCATCGCGCGCCGTGAGCCTGGGGCTGGCTTAGTTGTCCGCATCGGCTTTCTGCGGCGGTTGAAGCGGGTGCGCTTCATGTATGCGCGTCGGTTATTCATTAATCGCTCCATTCCTTCCCGCTCTAATCAAAATCACCTTCAAGCCAAGCCGTCGCTGTTTCTCGGTTCGGGAAATTCTCCGTCCAAGCCTTTCCGGTTTCGTTATCTATCGTCGTGAAACTGCCGTCTGATTCAGGAAGAAGAAACAAGCCTGTTGGGAGGCGTGTCTCAATAATCAACATGGCTTCTTTTTCGCTGATTAAAGCCACCTTTCCAGCCTGAACATTTTCAGTCATTAGTCGCTGAACTCCTCTTTGCATTCATGGCAGCGATAGGTGCTGACTTCCGCGATTGATTCAATGAGGGTGCAGGTCGTTACTTCGCAGCACTCAGGGCAGTAGGTTTCGACTTCCATTACGCGGCCACCTCCGCCCCTCTTACGTCGGCGTAGATGTCGATTTCCCCTACCCACTCGTCTGTGCCGATTCCAAAATTGTCAGCGCGTTGGAGTAAAGCCTCTTGTCGCTCGCGCAGGCATTGATCGCAATGTCGCTTCTTAGGAATGTCTAAGCGGACGTTGTGGAAACGGGTGAGCGGCTTGGCGTGGTGTCCACACTCTAAAATCGTTTGCACACTCTCCACGTCGAACCCGCAAAACTTGGCTGGCGTACTCGTTGTGCCGATGACTTTTTTGAGTGGGGCTTTCTGTGTACGCTGCATTTGCTTGTCCTCTCGCTCGTGGTTTATCTAGTAATCATCTAGACAAATAGGATTATAAACTTTATCTAGATAATGTCAAGAGGATTATGGTATAGTCCCGAAAAGTAATTCCTGAGACTTTATTTGGAGGGGCTGATGAGTGAAGAGAAGAGGGAAGGCGGGCGGATAACTCTCGAACAGGCACAGCACTGTTTGATTGGGATTGCCGTGCGCTCTTTATTTGTAGTAGGCGAGCATCTGCACTGGCAGCACATGCTCAACGATAGTGCTATTAAAATCACTGAGCCGACGCCTGCCACGATAAGCCGAGAGCAGCTGCACGGCATCATTATGGATAGGATGAATGAGGAGTTCGGAGTCAAGGCGGAGCGCGTTGCCATCGTTGAGGCAACACAGTTGAGAGAACAGGCAGAGGCTTTAGAGCGTCGCGCAAAACAAGAGCCACCGCCACCACCACCAAAAGACATTGTATGGCCGAGCAGTCTTGTTAAGAGCGGTTAGCGTTTGGAAGTTCTGACTTGAGGCGGCTAATAGCTGTATCTATCGCGGTATGGAATCTCTGCCGTTTACAATAAAGAGTTTTACTGTAAACGATGTGATCTTCTCTGTTGCCTGCGATGGCCATTGTTCGTGTGACAGGGTAGCGCGTTTCATGCGGGCGCAGTTCATCAAGCGGAATGCAATAAGCAGTGAGGTCGAAGCCTGTATCATTCTTTAGTTTTTCCAGAATGTCGTTGTGCTGAATGACAGTAGCTTGCTCGACATTGGCATTGGGTAGAAATCTTTTGATTGATTCGAGTTCGATAAGTGATTGTTCGTATCTTTTTTGGAGGGGCGTGAGAACCGGCGATGCTTTGTTTTCAATTAGAGAACGGCGCACAAAGAGTTTATTGAACCACCTGTATGCGCCTTTTATAGCAAAGAGGGAAACAGCGGTGCCGCTAATGAAAAGACAGGCAATAAAGTATCTATAACCGAGGACTTCCTTATGGAAAAAATAAAAGTACGCAGACGTCACGCCTGCTGCCGATGCGAGGATACCCAGTGTAGTGAGGAGATTGCCCATGAAGTTGATGAGCCTACCCTTTTTCAAACCGCGTTCATATTCTTTATGTTTGGCTACTCCGTTGGGATATTTGTTTTTATGTGGCTAAATGGCAAGCTACCTTCCCTCTGGGCGCCTCTCTGGTGAGAAGTTAATTAGCGCACGCGCCCCAAGCCGCTGAGTCCAATTCCAAGCACGAATAGCAGGACAAACATTGCTATGGCGATGATGAAGGGAACCAGCCACGCCAGAATCACGCCCAATGCAATCGTGCGCGACCACCCACCTCGATAGACTTCAACGGTCAGGTTGAACCGTTGAAAGTATTTGCCACAGTTCGGACAGTCTTCCGCGTTCCTGGAAATCATCTTTCCACAGTCAGAGCAGGGCAAAAGATTCGCTCCGTATTGGACAGGCTGTGCCGGTGGCGTTGCGGGGCTGTTCAGGTCAAGCATGCTCATGATGAGGTGTTCCTTTGTGGGAGGTTAATTATTTCTTGCCCGCTTTTCTTTGAGGCGGCGCTGCGCTGGTTGGAGTCGTCGCCACGACGCGACAATCTTCCATCATTACGCTTCCGATCTTCCCATTTCCTTTACATCGGAAGGTTGCTGTTTGGCCGTTTTGCAGGGATGCCAGCGATTGAACTTGATCGTCTTCAAACTCACATTGCACATAAAACATTACTGAACCTGTTCCACTGTCGAGCAGAACCCGCCCACCACTAATTAAACCTTTTGCAATGTGGTCAACCTTACCCGTTACATCAATGATACGGCCTTTGAAGGAATTGTCTGCGGCGACCTCATTGCTCTGATAGCTTTTGAATAAAGCTTCAGCCGTAACCTGCCTCTCCGCGCTTGCCGGCGCACTGCTGCTGCTTGTAGAAGTTCCGCCCTGAGAGCAAGCCAGCACAAAAAATAGCCACATCCCAAACACAAGAATCAGAGGGCTGTTTTTGATGTTCATGGCTGTGAGGTGTTCCTTTGGGTAAGGGGATTATCGAACATCGTGAATGCAGTAGGTGACAACTCCCCACGCTTCACATCGCTGCTCTTTATGAATTTCTTTTGGCCGCATCCGTTTGTTACCCGGTATCAAGAACAGCCGCCCGCCGACTCGTGAGAACTTCTTGACTGTCAAAGCCCCGTCAACATCGACGACAACGATGCTGCTAGAGTGCGGCTGTATTGCGCGATCTACAACAATCAAATCGCCAGAATGAATTTCATCATCTTCCATTGAATCTCCCGTTACAGTTAGGCCATACGTCGCATCGGGATTAACAATTAGCCGCTCGTTTAGGTCTATGTAGTCAGCTTCATCTATTGATTCGGCATGTCCGGCAGGCACGCTCCCTGCAAATAGAGGAATGTGTAAAGCGTCGGCTAACTGTTTTGGATTAAATACAATTTTAGCTGTAAGCATTGCTATGCCGCACCTCGCTTCTTATTCTCAGTCTGTACTTGCCCGCCATTGTGCATAACGCGCCGCTCCTTCTTCTTGCGCTTGCTACGATCAAGAATTCTCTTTTCCTCAAGAGGAAAGAGCTTTTCAAATCCCTCGGCGTCCTGTTCCTTAGCCTCACGTATTTGATTCCTGATGAATTGATAAGCAAGCGCCGTTGCGTTTCGGTTCCCCTTAATAGACGCCGCCACATGGAACTCAATAAGCTCCGTCAGGGTCACTGGAACAGTAAATAGTTTTGGTTTCTCTTTCACCATAGTATCTAGCATATATCTAGATGTTGCTTTTGGATATACCATAACGAAAAATCCTCTTGACATTATCTAGTGAATCTTTTAGAGTGCTTTATCTAGATAGCTTCTAGACGGAGGGAACATGCACAAGAAAAAAGACAAAGTGATTTTCGTTCTAGCCGATGGCGAGTTTCATGCGCGCGTAAATGCGGCTGCCGAAATCGCCACAGAGGGGAACATTTCCCGACTCACGCGGGAGGCGCTGAACGAAAAGATTGAGCGCCTTGCTGAACTTCATCCGCAACATCGGAAGCGCCTCGCGCAGGCCGCCTAACCCCTAAATGCAAACCACAACCAGAGAAGCGCACAGATATAAAAAGAGCCTCGATAAGTTAACGGCTCAGGTTTGCAAATATCTTGCGCGGCTGGATGAGTTGATGAAACAGCCATCGTCAAACGAGCGCGGTCAGGAAGTCGCGAAGCTATCGAACGCGCTTGATATGGCAAATGACGCGGCGATGCACCTTGACCTCAACATGTCATTTCAGCAAATCAACAATCGTAAGAAGAAGGCTGCTCGAAAATCTTGATGCAACCCACTTCCCCTAAAGAAACCACAGGGCTAACACACGCGACAAAGCGGAATCTTCCCCTTCGCAAAGCCCGTCCTAAAACGTTTTAGGTGAACCGGAAGCATTGCCTGAATCAAGATTTGTCACAGTGCATGGTCGGCACTCTGAAAGCGCGGATAACAAGACCTGTCGGTGAGCCGCATCGGACTTGCGATGCTGGCAATGAGTCCGGCGAAAAGTGCGACACCGCGACGTAGGTAAAGACGATAACTAAACCTGTGTTAGCCGAGCATCCTCAACATGTCCTTCGTGACTAGAGGCAATCGGCGCAATTTTCGATCTTTCAAAAGTTATCACGCGCCTGTAAGCAATCGGCTATATGCCAGATTGTTAGAGCTTCGGCTCTCCGGTGCAGCCGCCCACCAGAGCGGAGTCCGGCGCGGTGAAGTTTCGCCGTCAGTAACCAGCGCGGGGCGAACAAATGCGGCGGAGATGCTGGCAGTCATCATTTACTGCTCACCTTTGCAACGTCCATCTCGGGATGGGTAGCGGCTGTAAGCCGGACGAGAGTAACCGGCAACCTTTGATCTTTGACGACATACCACAATAAGGGTTCGACGGTGAGCGAGTGTCGCGTTGCAAGAGGCACATACTCACCGGCGGGCTGGCTAAGACCGAAGCAAAGGGTTCGCGCCTGAGCTTTGGAAACTGACCAGCGCGCCGACTGAATCCGCATACGAGCAACGTCTGGAACTACCCGACTATAAATGCATAGTCGGACAGCCCAACCAGCGTTACAGAGCGGGGCTTGCTTTCATGCACGCTGAACGGGCGCGAATAAATGCGGCATGTAGCCCTGCTCCTTAATCTCCGAATGCGGCGCAAGCCTGATGCGAGTTATCAAAACAACCTTTCAGTTTGTTTACAGCTTGATCGCCTGCGCAGGCGCGCTGTGGCTCTGCCTATACCACGACGACCAACTCTGACAGCGCACACTTTAATGATTTCAACTTTCAATCTCTAGTCCAAATTCAAAGGTATTTTTGGAGTGTCAAAACAGAAGCGACCACACCGGCCATTGACTCAGCAAACCAAAGACGCCCTTGAAGGGATCGTCAAACCGGTAGCTGACGAGATGGGCTTTGAAGACGGCTCATATCTTTACAAGATTCTCTCCGACACCGGCTCGGCCTGCGACCATTACGCACACTTCAAACCACTGTTTCGCAGCGTCGCGCGAGTCTCATTAAGCCGCGCGCGAATCTGGCTGAACGACCTCAACGCCATATTTCAAAGGGAAGCAGAGAAGCAATCCAAAGAGTCGAACTTTCAGGCGCAGAGCAGTCGAGCGTTAGAGATGCTGGCGAAGGCCAATTCGATTTTAGCGGACAAGAGGATTGAGACACTGACGCGGGATGAACAGAAAGCAATGAGCGGAGCTTTTAGAGAGGCATCGCAGGCCGCCGAGATGGCGAGCATTCTGGTTGAAGATTCGATGAAGAGGGAAGCGGAGATGGCGCTTCAATGAGGTTGGCGGGCTTTCGCGCTTGGCTTATCACATTCTCCCGATCTGATGTCTGAGTGCCAAGCCCGCCGACGGTTAGAGGATAAAGCTGATGATCGAAGAGGCGAAAGTAAATCCGGCATCTTCGATGTCGCCCATCACATTGGAAACAGGCGGCGGTGCGAATCCGGCATCTTCGATGTCACCGGCAAAAGCCGTCACCGGCAGCGACAAGATGACGGCCAGAAGCAAGAGCGTCAGAAACTTTTTCATCATGGACCTCCTTTCACTCGAAGTTAGACGAACCTTTTCACTTTAACATGTCACGAAACTTAGCGGAGACAAAAAACAAGGCCCTGGCGCACGCGCTCAATGATGCGATTGGGCTGCGCGCGGAAGGCCGCCCGCGCGAGGCGTTAGTTCTCCTTGATTCGCACGCCGCAGAGTTCGAGCGTGGCGACGATCTCTACCGCGCCAAGTATCACAACGGCCGGGCGCTCAGTCTCAAAGCTTTGAAGCAATACAACGAAGCGTTCCGAGAGTTTGAATTAGCAAAACATTTTTATGGTCTGGCGGGCGACATTCCCCGCGTTGGTTTATCCGAAAGTAATATCTCAAATCTCTATCTCCAAAATAGTAATACCCGGCTCGCGAAAGATCATCTCTTCAACGCAATTTCCATTTTCCAAACTTACAAAGAGACGGTTTTTCTCTCACAGGCTCACGAGAATCTGGCGCGAATCTTCTACATCGAGGGCGATTACAGGCAGTCTGCCAGAGCCGCGTGGTTGGCCTACAACGCGCTCTTAGACGAAGCCTATGAGGTCATCGCGCCGAGAGCCAGAGAAGAGGCCAGAAAGACTCTGGACTGTGCGCTCGACGCTGTTGACGGGCTAACCACTCAAGACATTCAACGAACTCGCGAGCGAAACGTGTGGGAGCGTCTGCTCGCGTGGCTGCACCTTAAACGGGTGTAGCGGGCAAGTGGCGGTGCGTGCGGGGTGAGGACGCAAGCACCGTCACTGCCTTACTCCAAGGCGAGCGGCGGGCGCGCCGGTTGTGGACTCCAAGCGAGGGGGCGGAGTTGACACACTCAGAGAGGGGTGATCAGTCCCAAGTCCCAGACGGGTGAAGATGAAGCTCACGACTCAAGAGTTGAGCGATGCTGCGTTAGAGCTTCTGATCGAACTCGAAAGCTCGCGCCTCGAAGTCGTGCTCATCCCCGCGCCGGAACAACGACACTCCTGCCATTCGGTGCGAGCAGTTCAGGAGTCGAATGCCGAGTGGTACCAGAAAATGTGCAAGCGCCACCTCAGACGCCGTAAACGTTATTCAAAGCCCGACACCCTCATCAACCGAGCACACACGATCAAGGCCCTGGAGCGAGTCATGGAAGGTCGAATTGACAGCCTGTACGCCGAACGGTTGATGCCCTTCATCAAGGAAAAGGCACAGGAAATGCGGGGGGGGCGCTTCGATTCTTATTCCGAGCAGCGCGTCGAGTCGGCGAGTTGTTCACCAGTTGGAGGTTAGCGCATGAGTGAAGTCGAATCGGAAATACGACGCAAACATAACCAGTTGAGCGCAGACCTGGCCGCGCGTATCCGTGAATTCCAGGAAGAGACCGGGTGCGCGGTTCTCAGGATCGCTGTGCAAAACGGCGGTGACAAGGCGGGCATCCCGCGCCTCATCGGCGTTGCCGTCGAGATCGAGGTTGACGCGCTTGATGAGCAGCGCGCAGTTGAAAGTGAGTGAAAGGAAAATTATGGCAGAGAGAATCAGAGGCAAAGTGAAGTGGTTCGATGGAGAGCGCGGGTTCGGGTTCATCCTGGGAGCCAAAGGCAGCAAAGACATCTTCGTCCATTACAGCGCGATCCAGACCGAGGGGTTCAAGGCGCTATACGAAGGCGAAGAGGTTGAATTTGAAGTCAGCCAGACGCCCAAAGGTCTGCAAGCCGAGAACGTCGAGCGGCTGTCATAGCCAATTCACCAGCTCTAAATTTTACACACACCACTTAAAAACGTTTTAAGTGGTTCGACTGGAAGCGTCTTGATCCGCGGTGCCGAGAGGCGCTTCCAGCAAAACTTCATCGGCATCGCTTTAACGACATGAAAGGACATTCAGACCCATGGAAGAGCGAAATAACGCACCACAGCAGCAGCAACAGCAGGGCGACCAGCCGCAGGAGCCGGGTAACGCGGCGCAGCAGCCGCAGGAGACCTCGCAGCAGGAAGTGAAGACGCAAACCGCAGAGGTCTCGGAAACGACGACGAAGCCGACTGAGGCCGACTAAGACGGGGCGTTGGCGGGAGTTCGTGCTCGAGTTGCACGAACTCCCGCCAACGAATTTATGGCCGAACTATCTACCCATCGCGGCGAGCGAATTGATGAGACCCACTACGCTGTTCAGTTATGGGACCACCAGCAGCTTACCCAGGCGACGCTCTTTTATCAATTCCGCCAAATTCCATCTTCGGTCAGGCGGGATTGCAAGTCGTTCGCATTTACCGGGCGTGTTTGGCGCGACGAAGAAAATTGCCGAATGGCAGAAGTGGCTATTGAGATGCGCCCAGATGATGAGGATTGAAGGATGAAGATCACAATGCCCTGCGGCAAATGTGCGGCAGCCGTCGAGATTGAGTGCCCGCCCGCCGGGGAAGCCTTCACGGTTCTTTGCCTGCCCTGCGTCGCTACGCTCCAGCAATCATCCCTCAAGGAGGAGATCGAACGCCTGCGCGCGGCGATCATCAAGCATCGCTCTCAAAAGGCCGACGACAGGTGCGTCGAGGACGATGATGAGCTTTATGCCGCGCTCGGCGACGGTATCAAGTGTGACCGCAGAGTCGGCGATAAGTTCCAGATGTTGCGCAACTGCGCCCGCTTCATCGAGCAGCGCTGCACAGGCGGTGGATGGCTCTCCTATGCGGAACTGGAAACCCGGTGGAATGAAGCGTACGAGGAGATCAGCGCCGCTCATAAAGCCCTGGATGAATTCGGCATTAAGCGCGCGTATCCATCAGAACGTGAGTTCCCGGTCGCGAACCGTATCAGGCTTCTCGCTCTAGGCAGACATGAGTAAACGGCTTATTAAAATCTTTACGGCCCGCTCGACCTTTGGCGGGCGTTGTCGTGGCCATGGCTCGCGGGCCATGGTCCCGGCCCCTGTCAGGGACCGGCTCGGAGCCAAGCCTGGCGACACGCTCGTCTTCGAAGAAGGATGCGAGCGAAGCGTCATGCTGGCTTCACTGAGAGGGACTTATTTCGTCGTCAGAGTCGAGCGCGCTGAAGAGGCGAAGATTGATGTCGAGAGCGCGGTCACGGTAGAGAGCGGTGTAGTTGAGGACGATAGCTTGCCTGAGTCGTTCATCGAGAGTGTGAAACGAAAGCTAGAGGGGAAATAATCCACCGGTCCATTTCCTATGTTGTGTCTGATAACGGCAGTTACGTCCGCCTTAATCATGCGTGAAAAATTGCAATCTCTTTCCGGCCTCCCGGCACGTTCGAACGTCTTCTCGCACATGACTGAAGCTGCCACTGAAAATTTTACTCTGCTTGAGACAGTCCGCCGCGAACGAGCGGCAGCACGCCTGCGCGATGAAGAGCGTACCGGCTCAAAGGTCCGCTACGGCTATTCATCAGGGCGTTGTCAGCCGCTGTCCATCACGACCGAGCAAGGCAGTATCTCCTTCGGCATCCTGTGCGGGGGACGCGCCCCGCGTAAGCGCTGCCAGGTCTGCAAGCAGAAATGGTCGCAGGCGCAGTGCGATTACCCGCTCCCGAACCCATGTAAGAAATGCAGCGGCAAGGGGCAGCTTGAATCCGAGAGTGATCAATTCAACTCAACGGATTATTACAACTGCGAGCATTGCGCCGGAACGGGGCGCGCGATGTGCAATCGCCATCTCTGCGCTGATTGTCGTGGCCACCTTGAGCCTGACGAGGATTACTGCCCCGAGCACCGGGTGAGCGCCGGATTGCCTCCGCTCATCAGGCGCGAGCCGTGCGCGTGGACGATGCAGCCGCCGCGCATTATCAACCGGAAATGTTTGCGCGAGAGTTGCGCCGTCGTCATTAACGCCGACGACCATGTGTTGTTCTTTCCGAGACGGAGCCGGGCGATGTGCAAACAGTGCGGCCGGGAATATGAAAGGGTCGCGCAGTAAGGAGCCTCGATGCGCGAGAAACTCGAAGCTCAGTCCGGCGTGAGTGTGCGAATTGGAGAAAAGAAATGATTGAAAAATGCAAATGGCATAAGAGCGAGAAACCGATTGAAGACGGAGAAACAGTAGGCTGCCCTAACTGCGGCACGATGCTCTCAACGAAGGATTGCGAGGGTTGTGGCAAAGAGTTTCTTGATTGGGAAGATAGAAGCTTCGACGACATCATCGCCGGCCCCTACGCGACGGCGAGCGGCGACCTGGCTTGTATGCGCTGCGGCCCGCGCGACGATGGGCGACGTGAAGAAGCCGAAGATCAAGAGGCTGTTTATTACGGTTGGTAGAAGCAGTTGAAGGTAAAGAGGAAACTAAATGACCAGACCCGCATCTCTCCTAATCGATGAACCACCCTTACAGGTGCTGCCGACGCTCGCCGAGCGCATTGGCCTTAATGAATCCATCGTGCTCCAGCAGGTTCACTACTGGCTGCGCAACTCCAAAAACGTGATCGACGGCCAGAAATGGACATTCGACACCTATGAGGACTGGCAGCAGAAAAACTTCAAATTCTGGAGCGTCAAGACCGTTCAACGCGCTTTCCTCTCCCTCGAAGAGCGTGGTCTTTTGATCTCCATGCAGCCCGATAAGCGCGACCGCCGGAAGTGGTATACCATCGATTACGACCTCCTCGAAAAGTTGTCTTCAGACACACACACACCGGACGACCGCTTCGCTTCGGGCTCTCCGCCAACAGGACAAAATGACCTCTTGCAAGAGGACAACTTGTCATTATCAGACGGGACAACTTGTCCTCTTGCATCAGGACATGTTGACCTCTTGGGAGATGACAACTTGTCCTCACCATCAGGTCAACATGTCCCGTTGTATAAAAACCCGGAGACTTCCTCTGAGAATCCCGGAGAACTCACACACACCGCAGCGCGCTCTTCGCCCGGCGGCAACGGGAATAGAAACGGTCAACAGGCGTGTGTGTGTGAAACTCCGCATCGTTCCAAAATCTGCGACGAGGAGCGGATCCGCATTGCCAGCAACCTGCCGGGTGTTATTACCCCTGAATTTTACGCCATGACGCCTGACGCGCGCAGGGGCACCTTCGATGCCGTGTACCTCAAACACCAGCGCCAACTCGCCAAGCCAGGGGCGACCAGCACGGTAGAGCGAGACACTTCCATCTGCCCTGACTGTCACGGCCATGGGTTCGTCTACCCCGGCGGCGATACGCCGGAGGGCCGGAAGCTGGGGACGAAAAAATGCCAGCATCCTCGCCTGGAATCATCGCCGAATGCCCTCCCCAACTCCACAAGCGAGGTGACAGCTTCCAATGGCCGGTAGAAAAAGACAGGGACTTGTCGCCTCCGGCCTCTGCCGCACCTGTGGAAAGGCGCGCGGGGCCGATGGCACGACGATCTACTGCCGCCCATGCGCCAACGAGCGTAGCGCAGCCCAGGCCGCGCGCAATGCTGCCAGGAAAGAAGACCACAGGCTGAGAGGGCTGTGCCTCACCTGCCCCACTCGCCTGACCTCGCGCAATGATCCGCTCTGCCCTGCCTGCCGGAGAAGAAAACGCCGTCGAGACCTCCGTTACGATGCAAAATCAAGCCCTTGAATTTCCGACGTTGCGCCCGACGTTGCGCCCGCTTCCCGCTTCCCGCTCTCCCGCATAATGAGAACACGCCGAACTTGGCTTACCTGCTAATTATGAACCTATCGCTTCAACAACTCTCCGACATCATGCCGCTCCTGCGTGCCGAGGACGCGGAGCGGTACCTGCCATTCATCAATCAAGCCTGTGAAGAATTCCAGATCAACACGGTCGCGCGCGTCACGGCGTTCATCGCGCAACTTGCACATGAATCGGGTGAACTCCACTACTTCGAGGAAATCTGGGGACCGACGCAGACGCAGAAAGGTTATGAGCACCGTACCCATGATCTCGGCAACACACAGCCGGGTGATGGCCGTCGTTACAAAGGGCGTGGGCCGATTCAATTAACCGGGCGTGCCAACTATGCGCGGGTCGGCGATGCTCTCAAGTTGCCGCTTGTGGCACAGCCCGAACTCGCTGCCGTCCCGGCCAACGGCTTCCGTATCGCCGGCCACTTCTGGAAAGAAAAGGGCTTGAATGCGCTCGCCGACGCGGGGGACTTCAAGACCATTACCAGGCGAATTAATGGCGGATTAAACGGCTATGAAGATCGCTGCAAATACTTCGAGCGCGCGAAAAAAGCATTTGCTCCGAAGCCTTTGCGTCCCGTGCTCAGGCAGGGCGCCGCCGGGCCTGACGTAAAAGATTTGCAGAATGCGCTGGTGCAGCTTGGCTATTTACCGCCGAGCGCAGTAAGCGCCAGATTTGGCTCCGATACGGTTTTCGCCGTGCAGGCATTTCAGAAGGCCGCGCACCTCACGGCAGATGCGATTGTTGGACCGGCGACATGGACGGCGCTCAATAACGCTATCGCGAAAAGGGGATGATTATGGAGTCTTCGTCAGGGGCTATCAAAGATAAGTTCTTAGCGGGTGTCGGCGTGGCCCTCCTGCTTGCCTGTTACATGGTTCTGGCCTTCTACGGTCTTGATACGAAGTTTATTGAAGGCGGGACGCTGATCATGATTGGCGTCTTCGCCGGGCTGTTGAAGCAGTCGCCATCGCCACAGCAGAACATCAACGCTGATACGCACGAAATGAATATCAGCAGCAAACCTTAACCCATCACCATCAGAGGGATTATGAAAATTCGATTCAATCAAATCATCGCAACCATCACGATGCAGGCGCTCTGCATCGCCCTGCTGGCCGCCTGCGGTGCCAGCGAAGTGCAGCGCATCGTGTCCAAAGCCGATTACGTTGCACAGACCGTGCAGTCACTCGACCCTGCCGGACAACTCCTCGCTGAACGTCTGATCACGATAGATGAGGCCGAGTTCGCCCGCGAGAAGATGAGCGGCTTTATGAATGTCTTCACTCCCTTTGACACTGAGCTGACCGCCATTGTCAAAGCCAATCCGAACGCGAATCTCGCATCAATCGCGCCCGCTTTCGCAAATGTGCTGATCCGCTTCAACGAGTTCGCGACCGTAAAATTCAAAGACCCGAAAGCTCAACTTCGATATGAGCAAATTCTTGGAGCCGCCCGGATCGGCATGACCTTCATCGCCGCCTTCTTCGCCTCGAAGCTCGCACAGGCTGAAAAATTCTTGAAGCGGCAGATGCCTTCATTTATGGAGCGTGCCCAGGCCAGACTCGCAGGCGTGCCTTACGACAAAGCGCGTCTTAGTCATGCCAGGGAGATTAGCCGTGCCGGTGGCAATGACGCGGGCGCGCGTGCCGTCTGTGATTACTTCCAGATTCAATACGACGAGCGAGGGCTGGTTTTGCTCCGCGCTTACGGCGCACAGGGCGCTTAATTCTTCCGCTGCTCTGACAGGATATCTCTTATGGCTTTGATTCCAGACTTAACCGCCATCGGCGAGACTCTCACGAAGATCGCCCTCATCTTCACCTTCATCGGTGCTGCCGCCTATGGCCTGTACAAAGGAGTCAAGACTGCCAAAGAGCGTGGCGCCAAAGATGAGCGTGAACGTCAGGCATTCATCACCAGTGAAGTCGAGCGCCAGGTCACAGCACACGCCAAGTCCTATGAAGAACGCATCGCCATTCTCAAGGAAGCGCTGGCCGCCGTGCAGATCGTCGCCGACTTCACCGGCAAACGCCTCGCTTATCAGGAAGAGGAACTCCGAGAGCATAAAAATGAGATCGGCGAATTGCGCTCGGAGATCAAGCGCCTGAGCGGCGAACACGCTGCCGCAGTCAGCCGCGCCTTCGAGTTACAGGGGCAGTTGGATTCGATTAAGAAGGAGCGTGCATGAGCAAGGCACGAGTCCTGGTTGCGGATGACGACGAAAGCATTCGCGAATTGCTCTGCCTGCGGCTCGCTCGTGAGGGCTATGAGGTCGTTGGCGTGCGCGACGGCATTGCGGTGCTGAGAGCGGTGCAGGAGGCGCGCGCGGCTAAACCCTTCCAGTTCGCGATTCTGGATTGCGCGATGCCCTTGATGGACGGCCCGACCTGCGCGGAGACCATCAGGAAACTCGAAGCCCTCAAGCCCCAGTATTGCAAGCTGCGGATCGCTTTCTTCTCCGCCTATATCGACGGCATAGATTGCGAGGAACTCAAACAAAGAGGCGACGCGGATTTATGTCTGGAAAAAGGCTCCGGTACGACTGACTCAATCGACAGGCTCTTGAATTGGCTCGACGGCAGAGGCTAGAACTTTTCACACACACACCTAAAACGGTTTTATGTGGAGATCATCGGCGGTAAGTAAATGAGTGAGAAAGAATCAAAAGAACCCAAGGCGCTCACAGGCAAGCAGAAAATCTTCGTCGAAGCCTACATCGGCGAAGCGAGATTCAATGCCACCGAAGCCGCTCGCATCGCCGGACTCAGGCACCCCAACAAGCAAGGCCCGCGCGAGTTGGTAAAAGTTGGTATTAAGCAGGCGATTGCTGCCCGACTCGATGAAGCGGCCATGTCGGCCAATGAGGTGTTGTTCAGGCTGACTGAGATCGCCAGAGGCGACGCTGATGACTTTCTCGATGAGCAGGGCAGGTTCGATCTGCAAAGAATCCGAGAGCGCAAAAAGACGGGGTTGATCAAGAAGATCAAACAGAAGAATACCTCGAAAAAGGTGGATAAATACGAGACCGAAGGCGATGAGCCGGAAACCATTGAAACTTCACTCGTCTACCAGGAAATTGAGTTTGAACTGTACAGCGCGCCCGAGGCTTTAGCTCTCCTCGGCAAGCATCACAAGCTCTTTACCGAGAAGCACGAACATAGCTTTGATTTGAGCAACCTGTCGGATGAAGAATTGATAAAGCTTGCAGAACTTCGCGCAAAACTCAATACCTAGCCTCTCTGCAATCAATGCTGAGTTGGCGCGCCGCGGGCTTATTCAGTTCGGCGGGACGCCCACCTTTCGCGGCGCCAACCTCGCGATCCAGTCCTGCCGTCTCCTGGAATTCATGCTCGCCGGTCCTGCCGAAACCGGTAAAACATGGGCCACGCTCTGGCTGCTTGATTCCCTCTTGCGCGAAACCCCCAAAGCCAACGCCGGACTGCTGCGTAAAGTCGCCGCGGACATCGGCCCCACGGTGCTTGTCACATACCGTCGCATCATTGAGCAAAGCCGTAGCGGGGCAGTTCCCTTCGGCGGTGAAAAGCCTGAATGGTACCAGTACCCAAACGGCGCGCGTCTCTACATCGGCGGCATGGACCGACCGGGCAAGGTGCTTTCCGGCGAGCGCGATTTTGTTTACATCAATCAGGCCGAAGAACTAGCGCTCGATGACTGGGAGTTTCTTTCGACGCGCGTGACGGGCCGAGGCGCTGTAACGGAGACGCCAATACTCTTTGGCGATTGCAACCCCGGCCCCGAGGATCACTGGATTCTGAAACGCGAGTTGCTCAAAGTCTTTCACTCGAAGCATGTTGATAACCCAACGCTGTATGACGAAGACGGAAACCTGACAGCGCAGGGCGTGAAGACCATGACGAAACTCAACGCCCTGACCGGCGTGCGCCGCTCGAGGTTGCGCGACGGCAAGTGGGTTGGTGCAGAAGGCTTGTTCTTTGAAGAGTGGGATGATGAATTGCACATCTGCGAGCCGTTTAAGATACCCGGTGATTGGCCGGTGTGGGGGGCGTTCGATTACGGCTTCTCGCATCCGACGGCGTTTGGATTTTTGACTGAAAGCAACGACGGCAAAATCTTTCTCGTCGGCGAGCATGTCCGGCAGGGCTGGCTGCCGCCCGCGCACTGCAAGGCCATCAGGCGACTGGCAGAGCGCTGCGGTATTTCGATGCACCGCGTTAAGAGAATCGTCGCGGGGCATGATTGCTTCGCCAACAAAGGCGATGCCAAGGCCAAAACCATCGCGCAGCAGTACGCTGAAGCACGCGACCCTGAGACCGATGAGCCGATTGGCTTGAAGTTCGAGAAAGCAACGCTGGACCGCGTGACCGGCGCGCAGGAATTGCTCACACGCCTGGGCAACGCCGAAGTCGGAATCAAACCCCGCCTCAAAATCTTCTCGACGTGCACACGCACGATCAGGACGATGACACGGGTGGTCAAAGACCCTGACGATGCGGAAGATGTGTTGAAAGTCAATGCCGACGTCAACGGGGACGGTGGCGATGATGAGTATGACATGCTCAGGTACGGCGTGATGGTTAAGCACCGCCCGCCGCCAACGCCACCGGCTGCCGCAGGTGCGCGCAAGGCTGCCAATATCAGAATGCTTTAATCGAGCGAAGGAGAAAAGATGTCGAAACCTACTTATAAAGAAGCCATTAATACCCCAGGTGTGGAGCGTGCTGTGGCCGCGTCGCTTTTGAGCGGCAAGGATAAGGATGGCAATGATTTCAAGTTGCCCGTCGAGATGGTTGAGGGCGGCGGCGTGACGCAGGTGGAAGGCTTCCCTGAAAACGAAGAAGTCGTTGCACTCACCAGTGCAACTGATACAACGGGCGGGCGCACGTCCGCGGACATTGTGAATAAGTACGGGCGAGGCATTGCGCTACTGGTTGAAGTTACAGCAGGGAACGGTGGGGACGATGTTGGCGACGGCGATTTCGCATTGCAAGCTGAATTTGGGATAGAGGCCAAGAACGGGTCAGGCTACTCTAATTTTGCCTATGCTATCAGACCAATCACAACAACGGGCGAGTATCCCCAAAGATTCCTCTTTTTCTTTCATCCCGAACTTTCTGCTTCGCCTTATGCCGATGGCGTTGAGCAGACGCCGGTGCTGAGAACCTATCGCGTGAAAACTTCTTGTGCGACGGACGGGGCAGGCAACAACCTGACCTACTCTATTCGCGTTGTTCATCTTCTCTAAGGGCGCGAGTATCCGTTTAGTTGATAGGCTTGCGAGTTTGAGACGCGGCGGATTGTAAGGCGAAATTCAGAGTAGAGGCAGGAAAAATCCATTCTCATTTGAAACACGTCCACCTAAAATGTTTTAGGTCGGCTTGCTTCTGTTTACACCCTTCCCCTCCTTCATCCCACTATTTTAACCACCTGAAATTTCCGACGTTGCGCCCGACGTTGCGCTCCCAAACGCGGCTCCCAACCACTGCATAATGCAATCTACCGAACGCGGCCATTGATAGCGCGTTCAAACTCGAACCAACGGATTGCAAACTATTGTCCACCCCGTTTCCATCTTCTAACCAACCCGCCCGCCCGACGTACTCTCCCGATAAGGAGTACGTCGCGGCGAGCGGCTTCTTCTCGACGAAAGTCGGGACGGCGCTCGCCTCGCTCTTTAGCGACGATGCGGAACTTGCGCTGGGGATCGGGGGATACGAACGTCTCCTGACTGACCCCGAAATCCACAAGGACATTACCTTGCTCGTTGATGCGATCCTCGGCGACGGCGTGCAACTCTTCCCAAATTTCACGGATGAAAAGAGCGATGCGCCGAAAGCGAAACTCGCGGCGGAACTCTCCGACTTTTGCCACCTCAATCTGTTCGAGACTCCGCAACGTCCTTTGCGCGAAACACTGAATGAGGCGGTGAAGTTCGCGCTCGTCACGGGGCACAAAGTGGTCGAGCAGACATACCGCGACTATACGGACGAGACGGGTCGCCCGCGCCTCGTCCTGGATAAGCTCAAATGCAAGCCGCGCTACACCGCACAGTTTGTTGTTGATTCGTTTCTGAACATCCTTGGCCTTGAGGTCTGGACGGGCGCCAACCGTCAACTCGTGCCGCGCGAGAAATTCTTCATTCCGACGTTTGATCGTAAAGATGAAGACCCGCGCGGGACCGCGCCCGCCATGCGCGCCATCTACAACTGGTGGCTTGCCAAGCGCACCGGCCTCCCCATCTTCGTCAAGCGCATCGAGAAAAAGGCCGTCCCCTCAATGGCCGGATTCACGGCTCCTGATGAGGGCAATACGGACGTGACCGATTCGCAAGGTAACGCGGTCAATCAAACACCGCAGGAGGCAATGGCCAACACCCTGTCCGACCTCGACAGCATGACGGCGGCAGCGTTCGCCTACGGAGCCAAGGTTGAGGTTTTAGATGCCGCCGGAAATGGCGACGAGTTCAAGTCCTTCTTTGAAATCTGCGACCGACAGATCACGCGCGCCATCCTCTTGCAGGATCTCGCGACCAATGAAGGACAGCACGGGACGCGCGCCCAGAGCGTGACCCACATGGATATTTTGTCGCTCCGCATCTGGAATCTCAAAAACACCGTTGCCGACTGTCTTCGCAACGACGTGTGTAAGCAGGTTGTCGGAATCAATTACGGCCCCGATAAGGTTTCACTGACCCCTGCCGTGAGCATGGGCGACACAGATCGCCGAGACTGGGCGACGGATGCGGCGGCGGCTGCTCTGCTCGGGCCTTACGTGCCCGACTCGATCTTTGCGGCAATGTGCCAGCAGTTGGGATTGCCGATGCCCGACGAAGGCGAGGAATGGCCCACACGCGCGAAGTCAAACAGCAACTCAGTTAATGGTCAGCCAGGAGAAGGCACTGTGACTTCTCTGGCTGAAGCAATGGCGCTTCACCGGAATCTGGCGTCTGCGCTACGCGCTGCCAGAAGCTTGCGGGCATCGTTCAAGGAGGCTGCATGAGCGCGAGCTTTGACAAAGAGCGTTGTGAGAAGCGTAACCGGCAGGCGGCACTTCGCTTCGGCATTGAGACGGCGCACATCAATTTTCTAAACGCGGCGAATGAGAACGCTCCGATAGAGTTCAGGAATTATGGCGGGACTTTGCCGGAAACAGTTGATGAGGCCTTGAAGCTTATCAACTCCCTGCTTCCCGAAAATGCAGAGCCGCTGGCAGCAACGGACGTGTACATCCACTACGTCGAAGCCGCCAACAACGATTTGATTCGCGACCGCTTCTGTTTTCTGAGCCGGAACACCCTGCGTCTGGTGGCGCGCGACGCAGCAGCGGGCGCGGCCTTTATGAACACGCACCGCACGGGCGGAATGTCCACCGACGCGGAGTTTCCTTTTGGTAAGACTTTTGCGGGGCTGTATCAGGAAGGCCGCGATGCACAGGGCAATTTGGTCCAGCGCGCGCACCTCGGTCTGTACATGCTGCGCAACATCAAGCCAAACGGAGACAACGGGCCATCCACCGATGATCTCGATAAGAAGATTCGCGGCGGCACGCTCTTCGATGTCAGCGTGGGCTTGAAAGAAGGAACGCGTATTTGCGACGTGTGCGAGAAGGATTTGACTGAGTCCGATTGCCCGCACGTTCCAGGTACGCACTACGCAATGGATGACGCCGAGATTGCTGCACAACTGGCGCTCGGCGTTCCTGAAGGCCGCGCCACTTACACTTATGAAAATGGGCGGTTGAGCGAAATTTCCGGCGTTTTCGACGGGGCGGTGCGCGGCGCGGGATTTCGGAAAGCCATGTCACTCGCCACGAAGCTCAAAGGCGAAAATCTGAAACAGGCGCGCGATGTTTACTCCGGCCTGCTGTCGAAGAAAGACGAGGAATTGATGAACGAAACGATCCTTGAGCGCGTCGCCGAATTTCTGACCGAAAGGTTTCCCAGCGTGTTCGGTGACAAGAGCACGTCAACTAACCCGCCCGCGCCTGAAGCAGGCACAAAACCAGATGCGACGCCTGTCCGCACTGAGGAGAATTCCGAGATGTCTACAAACAATTTTGATGTCGAGAAACTGCGGCGCGATTCGGAAGAGTTGGCTGCACTCAAAACGCAGCAGCGGAAGCAGGCGTCAAAGGACTTTGCGACCGAGCAGGTGGCAAAGAATAGAACGCTCTTGCCCTTCGGCCACGACAAGCTGCAATCGCTGCATGAACAGCTTTCAATTGACGATTCTCTGAATCCGCTGTCGCAGGGTTCGCGAGTTGAGGAGTTGAAAGCTCTCTTTGCTGCGATTCCAGGACACAACCTGACCAGTGAGCGGGCCGCTGGCAAATTGCCTGAGGGCTCCACTGTGCTCAATAACGACCCGCCAAACGCAGAGGAAACGGAAATCAAGCGTAGCGAAGATTCCGCGCGCAAGTTCGCCGAGCAGCGCAACGCGACCGGCCCTCGTGCCGCCGCTCCATCCAACAAATAACTCGCTAACCCGCCGTTTTTAGGTGGCTGTCAGTAGCAGGAGGCACACATGAGTACTTACGGACGAAGAGTTCTCGCCACATCGGGGCGCGCAGTCAGAGCTGCGGCGAGCATGCACGCGCACTGGAAAACCGGCGGCGTTACGCTGGCCTGGGCCATCATCGCCGCCGCCCTCGCGGATTACAAGCTCGCCGACGGCACGCCCGTCAAACTGGGACAAAAGGCTTTGCGCTTCGGTCAAATCCTTTGCCTCATCACACAGCATGAGGTCGAAACACTAACGGTCAATGGCGCGCCCACCGGGGGCACATTCTCGATCAACTACGTTGACGAGGAAGCCGTGTCTCACGAGACGGCGGCCATCGCTTACAACGCTTCCGCAGCCGCGCTCGAAGCCGCGCTCGAAGCCGTTGGGGCCGGGGTCTCGGTCACGAAGGCTTCCAACGTCTTCACCGTTACCTTCGACGACCCGCGCAATATAGCTTCGCTGGCCCTTCAGGACAACAACCTGACCGGCGGCACGTCACCCACAGTCGCCGTCGCTACGACCACGCAGGGGACATCCGACCTCGGCAAGTATGGTCCTTACGATCCGGCGGCCAGCGACGGGCGACAGACGCTCACCCGCGGCGAATGTTTCATCCTAAATGAAACCGTTTTGGAGACTGGTCTCGCGGGCACCATTGACCCCGGCGTCACTGATCATCCGGCGGTCTTCGATGGTGGCCCGACCTGGAAAGCGCGCGTGCTGATGACAACGGGCACACACTCGCTCGCCGCCGGCCCCACGGTCGGGGAATTTGAAGCCGCCTTCCCCCGCGTTGAATACGTGCAGAACAAATAAAAGCGCGGCTCGAAAACCCGCTCGCATAAGGAGACTCTTATTATGGAACCGCTTCAAATTCTTAACGCCACGCGCATCACTCGCAAGATTCAGGCTTTGCAGGATATTCGCACTATCTCGCCGCAGTTAACGATGCTGAGCCGCACGCCCATCGTGTCCGCCGATGAAAACGAGTTGATGGTCTCATTTATTGGCAATCCCATCATGGCCGATCTCGTCGCTGACGATCAGAAGGCGGCTATCTATTCCGTCGGCAAGTTCCGCACGGAAACAAACGGCGCGCCCAACATCAAGCTCGGACAGATGTTGACCCAGGGACAAATCAAGCAATTGCGGGCGATGGGCCAGAGTCCGGCGCGTTTTACCGCCTACGACAACACCGAAAACACGATCCTCGACCAGTTGCTGGGCGGCGTGCGGATGCGGATGGAGAGCATCTGCTGGGCGCGCGCGATGGACGGTTTCAGCTATCGCAAGCTCGGCATCATCATGGACAACGTGTCATGGGGAATGCCGAGCGACCTCAAAGTGACGCTCGAAGTTCCCATCACAGACCATGTGAACTGCAAGATCGTTACCTATATCAGCAACCTCCGGCGCCTCGCGCAGATCCGGTACGGCATCGTTTACGACCGCATCTCAATGTCGCTCGCCGCATTCAACGAGATGACCGCGTGCGAAGAGTTTCAGACCAAAGCGCGCACGTTCCTGGCGCCGAACGTCTCGTACATCAATCTGAATATTGAGAACACAGAAGAAATGGTCGCGCTCGCACGCCGTGTCCTCGGTTTCGCAGAGATTGAGTTGCAGGACTGGCGCGCCTGGACCGAAGACGAACACGGTGACTTGACGTCTGACCCCTTCTTGCCAATCAACAAATTTGTCTTCTCTGCGCGCATGAATGACAACAACGCGATGGTCGCTGATTTCTCGAACGGCGTGCCCACCGAAGTTGATGTCTCGAACGCTGGCATTCAGAACGGCATCATCGGCGCGCTTCCGGAAGATACTTACGGACCCGTCGCCTATGCCGAAGGCGGCTTGAATCCTCCGCAGCTCACCTACTGGGGTGTAGCGCGCGGCTGGGCCCGCAAGCACCTGAAGCAGGAAACCGCGGTGATGACCGTCGCCCCGACGCATGGTGACGACGCCATCGAGGAGACTGTGCCGCTGGCCGAGCCGGAGTTCTAAGAACGCGTAAGGTTCTAACGCAAAAGGGGCGCGTCGAGAGACCGCGCGCCCCATAACATTTGAGGAGGAGAAAGCATGTCGGCAAAAGAAAGACGGGTGCATCTGGAACAGGCCATCGCAGAGGGAGGCATGATTATGACGGCGCGCGGCAAGCTGACGCGCGAGGTGCCGAGCAGCTCTACGCTCGCGCGCACGCCGGAGGAAAGACGTGCGGCGAAGGAAGATTTGGAGCGGCGCGCATTGGCGCTGCAACAGGAAGCGCGGCGGATGGAAGACGACGAGGACGATGTCTTTGTTGATCGCTGGTCCGGCGAGCGCGTGCAGCAGCGGGAAGGCACGTTTGGTGAGCGTGCCCTGCAAGACGAGGGTGGTGAGCGTACCTTCCGCAATGAAGGCGAAGGCAATCTGTCGCCGCTTGGCGACAGCAGCCAGGGGGGCGCGCAACAGGGTGGCTCTGGCGATGCCGAGCTCTCGACACTGCCCTACGCTGAGTTGAGAAAGCGCGCCAAAGAAGCAGGCGTCGCCAACTATCACTCGATGAAAACGGATGAATTGATCGCCGCCATTCAAGAGAAGCTGTGAACCGTGCGGACGCTAAAACCTGGCTCGCGCGTGAGACTGCTGCCTCTTGCGCGCCCGTCATCACAGACCCAGAGCTTGATTCGCTACTCAGCCAAGTGGCGGTTGTCAAAAACAATGCGGAGTATTTCGACAAACGGGCGGTTTATGTGGCGGCCGAACTTGGGTGGGGATGGAAGGCTTCTGCGTCAGCAGAGTATTACGGCGCGGAGAGCGACATCCATCGCCACGCCGTTGAGCGGCAGAAGTTTTATTCGACCAGGGTAGCATCGGGAGGCGCGGTTGCGCGTATCGCCGATACGGATGCCGTGAGGAGTTTGCTTTGAGTTGCGCTTCGGGGATCGTGGAGGCTCGCGCGAATAAACTAGCGAGAGAGCGCGCGCGAATGCTAACCAGGCTCCTTGACCGGGCGACGATCACTCGACCAGGTTCGCCTGCCGGAGACGGCTCCGGTGGGTATACAGAAGCTGGACCAGAAACGGTGGCGACAGATGTACCCTGTTCCTATAAGTCAACATCGGGGAAAGAGGTCAACATTGCTGACTCAATAAGAGCGCTTGGGCAATACGTCATCACCTTCCCTTTCGACACCAACGTCAGCGAGGAGGATACGGTCACAGTAGCAGCCAGAGATTCAAAACAGGAAAAGGTTTTCGCAGTCTCGGCCGTCCTCCAAAGCAGTGATGAAATCAGCCTTCAGGTCTTGGCGACCACGAGTTAAGGCAAGATGCCTGATCAAGTAATTCTGATAAGCAACACCGAAAACGTCAGGATAGCCGTCCACAATGCGGCTGCCAGCCTTATTAACCACGTCGCACATGCGACGAAGGATGAGGCGATTGAGAACGCGCCGGAGGCTACCGGCAATCTGAAAAGCTTGATTGAAGTAACTAAAGAGGCAACGCCGGAAAAGCCTGATGTTCGACTGGAATCGGGAGCCGCTTACTCGGAAGAAGTTAACTTCGGGCATCACACCGTGAGCGGAAGTTTTGTTCCTGCAAACCCGTTCTTTACCAAGGCAATCGAGAGTGCGTCGCAAAAGGCCGGCGAAGTGATTCAGGAGCTTGGCTTGTGAACAACCTCCTCGACTTAGTGGCAATGTCAATGTTCTTTCCCAAGCGCTTGAGTGAAGGCGCGGCTATTGTGGCGTTGATAGCAGACCGCGTATATGAAGAAAATATTCCACCCAGTACTAAAACCTTCGACCCATACCCCTGCATCCTGTTCAGTTATCAGGGCGGCGGAGACACGCTAACACTGAATGCCCGGCGCGTCATGTCAAGACCTCTCTACCTAGTACAACTGGTGATGAAAAGCAGTGCCCTGAGTGCCACAGAAAAAATCGCGCTCAAGGAAATGGACGATCTTTTACAGGGCAGCAGAAATTATCTTCATGAAGACATTCCAGGGTTTTATTTCAATGCGTGGAGAGAGCGCCCGAATCCGCGTTCAAGCGTTGATACCAACGTCGGAACATTCAAATACCGAGGCGGGTTATATCGGTTGGAAGTGATACCTACAGCATAAGAGGAGTTGAGACAAAATGGCTGCTAACGCGAAAGTTAATCAAGTTGCTTTGGTCGGTGTGCAGGCTGCGGCGGACACGCCCGTCACACCGGATAAAAAGTTTTCCGGCATCAATATAGATTTTGAAGAGATGCTGGAAACCAACTTTTATCGCCCGGCAGGCTCGAAGGTCAATAAGACGGGCGTGCTCAATGGTGTCTCCTCGAAAGGAACATTCAACGGCGCTCATTCCTACATCGAAAGCCTCTACTTTTTTGAATCCTATGTCGGTTCTTCTGGACCGGACACCCTCGCGGGCGGTGGCAAGAAATGGCGTTATAAGCCCACCATTGGCGACGTTGACCCGTACCGACTCTTCACGATTCAGAAAGGCTCGATCCAGCGCGGGCGCGAAGTCAATGATGTACTCTTCAATTCGATTCAGATCGCGCTTTCACGTCAGGGCGCCACTATCAGCGGCAACATCATCGGCAAAAAGGTGTCGCCAGGAGCCACGATGAATCTGGACCGCAATGAGGTTCAGGAAATCGCAAAGACGGGCACGCCGACGGCGGGCACGTTTACGCTCACATACGCAGGTCAAACCACCACCCCCATCCCGTATAACGCGACCGCCGCCGCAATTAAGAGTGCGCTCGAAGCTCTTTCCAACATCGCCGTGGGCGACATTTCCGTGAGCGGAGGGCCGCTGCCAACGACCGCCGTCAGAGTCGCCTTCAAGGGCAGCTTGACTGCCCTTAATGTCGTAGCGATGACCGTGACCCCAACCATCACGGGCGGTAGTTTTGCCGTGAATCCAATCACGCAAGGAAATGCAGGTGCCAGCGATCTTGATTCGGTGCCCATCTCCGGCAGCCAGCTCAACGTCTATCTCGATGATGCTTTCGCTGACCTCGGCAACACCCAGCTTCTGGACAACTTCTCGGTTCAAATCAACTTACCGGAAAAGTACAAAACTAAGCGCGTGATGAATCGCTCGCTTGAGTCGTGGAAAGAGCCGGTCGAGCAGGAGATGGAACCAACCCTCGTCATTACGATGGAAGCCAACGGTTACAGCGATGCGCTCTATGCGACCGCCAAGTCAGAGGGTTTGCCGACACAGTATCTGCGCGTGGACGCGCTGGGCATCGTAATCCCCGGCGCAACGGATCATTTCGAATGGGTTTTCGACGTGCCTTTGAAGTTGCAAGGCGCGACCGAGAACGGTGATTCGGATGGCGTTGACTCCTACACCTTCACCTTTCAAATCGTCGAAGACGATGACATGGGGTCGTTCTTCGATACTTACTTCGTAAACGATCTGCCGAGCCTGTAAATCAACATGGAACTTTCAAGACTCATCCGCGCACCGGAGTTTCTGGACAACCTCGTCGTCGAGCCTTTCAAGCTGGGCGAAGAAAGCGTGGATATCACCGTCAACATTGATGCCTTCACTTCCGAGTTTTGGCGTCGCGCTTCCGCGCAGATGAAGAAGCGCTATCTGGAAAGCGTTAAATCCGGCGCGAGATCCCAGATGGCCACTGGTGCGCGGAAGCCACGCCGCAAGAAAGCGGCAGCCGAACTCAAAGAAGCTCTGAACGAATTACCCCAACCTTTTGAGATGCAGGCTC